TGTCCGGTATTTAGAATTCCTATATATATATATATATTTTATAAATATCAAGTATGTTATAAATACATAAACGGACGCTCAGTTGGACAAACTGTAAAGTAGGGTTTTATTTTTTTATTTTTTTTTTAGAGCAACTTTGGCAAAAGGTAGTCTAGTTGGGGAAAATTCCAGGACTCCAGGACAAATTATTCAGATCCCCAATAGACACTAGTACTATTTCTTAAAATTCTGTCCTGTTTTTATTATTGGAAAACAGGACAGTCAATAGGTATTGGATAATCAGTTGTCCTGGTTTTCAGGACAATAGGACAAATCCAGGACAATTTGGTAAATCCGGGACAAATAGAGATTTTGAGCAATCCTAGATTCAACATTCCCTAGTTTTGTGGTATAAGAATATTGCAGAAGATCGCAAGCCTATCTTTTTATAAGACCCCTAAGCTGGGATCCTCTAAAACAACCATGGCACAAATAATTGACATCATTCGATTCTGTATGGATCTAGGCTTAGCCGCTATTAAACTTCTTCAATTTGCTATTCAGGTATACTATGAATTTATAGGAAACCAAACAGAGATAGTTTCTGAAGAAGTAGATGATACGGAGGTCCCTACGGATTTGACCACAGCGTAGTTAGTAACTAACTACAGAAAGGATTACGTGAGTATTTTCGATTTACCGGAGCCAAAATATACTACTCCACGAATGAGTACTCCGACTCTGGAGCTCAAGAATAAATATTATGCTGTTACCGACGGTACAGTTTTTAGCTATTATCCGGTTACGTTCGAAGACCCGGATTCAAATCCAAGCCTAATACGGCTTATCAAATCCCCTCCGCTATTGCTAGAGGGATACATCATAGTAGCTAAAAAAATCTATCAAGTAACAACACAAGATTTATTTCGTAAAATCATTCGCAAGTCTAGACTTGTAACTCTGGAGAGTATCAATGGAAGTTCCATCAACGCCCTTAGTAGCATCCCCTACTCCACTGATTCTATCACCTCTGCTAGAGAAACCCTTCAACATCTCAACCAATCAAGAGCTAACTCAGCTACTGAATTGGAAGTCAGCCAAGCTATTAACTCTGCTTGGGAAAACCAAATCGGAACATTACTCAATCTTGAGAATGAGGAAGAGGGGATCTTCTCAGAAGCCTGGGAAATTGAGAATATTACACAATCCTGATGGAGTAATGCGCGCTGTGCAATTCAAGATACTTAAACTTATACTTGAAAAAATTGAGGTACCAGACTACATCTTTGCATTTGAGATAGGTCGAAGTATTCCAGATATGGCTGCACAGCATGTAGATAAAAAGGTGGTGGTAAGTCTAGATATTCAAAACTTCTTTCCAAGTATCAAACAAGTCCACCTTAATGCATTATTTAAGAATATAGGCTTCGGGGAAAAAGCAGCAACGACTTTATCAGAGTTATGTACTTATAAATCGTTTGTTCCTCAAGGAGCTCTGACTTCCCCAAAACTTAGTAATATAGTAACCATGATGACCTTCGCCCCGGCTGTGCAAGAATACTGTACAAGTATGGGGTATACCCTAAGCATCTACGCTGACGACTTAGTTATATCGTCTACGGAGAGCATGGATGGGTTAGAAGGTAGAGGTACCATACCTCATCTCATAGAGGTAGTCAGACGAGCTATCGGTAAGTTCGGGTTTCGCCTAAACAAAGACAAGATAAAGATCATGTACCCTCATCAGCGTCAATGGGTATGCGGGGCTGTTGTAAATCGTAAAGTAAACATGAGGAGGTCGGAACGCAATACCTTACGAGCTATTGTTCATAATTCTGGCAAGAACGGATTAGAAGTTGAGGCATCTAAAAATGGGGTTACAACAGATCAATTTACTTCCAAGATTATGGGTCGATTAAATTGGTTTGCTCAACTTAATCCAGAAGCAGGAAACGCAATGAAAGATATATTTAAACAAGTCGCTTCGGATCCCATAATGTACCCAAGCGCCGAGACTGTAGACGTAAAAACCAATGCGCCGTTGGACAGTCTACTACCAGGAGGTATCACAGATCCTTCAGCTGTACTTATAGTACAGGATGTCGTTTCTCCTCCGTGGTAAGTAAACGAACTAAAAAGTAGGCTTATTAATACCTTAGGATTTCCCCAGCTTGGACTAAGGTAGTATTACAGAAGTAAGTAGGGTTACTAGAAAAGCCATATTCTAGTAGCCTTATTTTTTAGGTCCTTATTGGTTTCAATAAAATTAGAGTTTGTTGGTATAAGTACGGTGTAGAGATACTTACTTTTATAATTTAACTAAAGGAAATGAACCATGAAAACACTGCACGATACTGTAATGGAAATGAGGCACATGGATGACATCGATAGAATGTCACCGTACACTCTGGTGTGTGTCATCAGCAATGCACTGTTTCACATGCAGCAAGACATTCCGCCAGTCAAGGATATACCTGAAGAGATTACTGAACCGAACAGCAATATTCCTGCCTGGGAGAGGGACCAGTATGCCAAGTTCAGGAAGTGGGAAGAGACAGCCAACAAGAAATCTCCTTGGGAATGCTGGATTTCTGCTGCTCGACAAAACACAAGTCAGCGCAAAATAGGGGACATGGCTGAACTCAGTATGCGCAAATCAGACTACATTGAGTACCTGAGGGACTGCATTAACTGCTGTAGCGACCTGACCGTGGACACCCAAACAGAATTCGAGGCAAGACCATGAATACAGAAGAACAATCCATTAGTTACAATAAAGGTTTTACGACAGGTATTAACTGGAAGGACTCCTGGACTCCTGGGGGACCTCTTGTGTATTCTGCTAGAGGTAGCAAAATCAAGGAGAGGATGGAGAGAGAAAAGATTAGTAGATTAGACGCTGCTAATTGGAAGAGGGGATTTAACGAGGGTATTGCTAAGAGAGATACTATTAAGGAAGAACAACGCGCTGCTTTTGAAGATTGGAACTCGTATAGTCTAGCTGCATTTAAACAGACTGCATGGTCGGCCTGGCAGGCGTCTCATGAATATAAGGAGACTGAACTGAAGAAAGCACTTTCTTACGAAGCCCTACTCAAACTAGCCCATGCACAGCTTGATCTGGAAAGGAAACGAGTAGAGCTATTGGAAGCAGCCAGTGATGCAAAGTCAGTTATCATCAAGAAGCTTCTCAAAGAAGCTGAGGAGAGGGCCTCGGCAGTCGTTACTCAAAACCTTATTAATAGAGATGGGAGGATGTCTAATACTATGCGCGAGTTAATTATTGGTATGTCTATTTCCGTGGATGTATCTACCTGTGATGAAGACTCCTTGCACAGATACTTCGGGGTTGTGAGTGAGGTTATGGACGACGATGGCGATAAACACGGCGTGATAATACTAGCGTGCGACGCAGTACCAAACTTCACTGTAAAGCCTATTGATCAAGAACCGGTGGCGGTGAGTATTGACTCTCTGGAATTTCGCATTGTTATTCAAGACTATATCAGCGACAATGCAACTCCGCAGGACCTGATACTAAAAATCGACCAGCACTGCGCCGCCCAGGTAGCAGATGTTACGGGGGAGTGCAACAAAACCTTAGCACTATCCCAAGTGATAGTTGACGATGTGATAAAAACTTGTGCCGACCTCCGGGCACAGCTGGCTCAGGCACTGGCTACGAATAGTGATGCGAAAAAATATGTCACCAAAGGTAGTTCCCTATCTTAACCAGAGCAATTCTCCCGGTCGTGAGAAGGATGCACGTAATATGCTTATAACAGCAGTACCTACTGAAAGAATCTTATGACTACCCTTGAGATATTAAAAGCAGGACGGGCAAAAATTGCAAAGAAGGAGAACTTTGTAAAAGGACACTATGCCCTTGATAGTGAGGGCATGGATGTACTCCCTATGAGTTCAGAGGCTTGTAGGTTTTGCTCTGAAGGTGCCATTCATGCCAGCGTAAGATTGGAGGATCACCGTTATAAAGATTACGCTTTAGCTGCCTTGAAGGAAGAAATGTTAGAGGGTATTATTACGTTCAATGATAGTCACACTCATGCCGAAGTTCTAAATGCATGGGATAGGGCAATTACTAAACACGAGATAGAAACTAATTAACCAGACTAAGGATTATTATGGACGCAGAAAGTATTCGAGCATTAGGGATATATTTTTTCATACCTATACTGATGGCAGTACTAGGTGTAGTTTTTCTATACTTTATATACAAGGTGGGTACAGAATGAGTGTAGAGACGAAAGTTGCGCAGTACCGGGGTAGATTCTATGAAGTACCCACCTGGTCTAAATATATAGCCGCTGATCTAGATGGTGACATTCACGCTTACGAACAGAATCCTGAATGGAAAGGTTACCGATATAGTTCTACCGGGGGGAAGTTTAGCCTAGTAAATGCGAAAGATTCCTCTCAACCCCCTTGTCAAGCCCTCTAATTTAAGGATATTAAATGATTATCACATTAGACAGTATTAAAGAAGCGCAGGCCAATCTTGAAAAAATGATTGCCAAGTTTGAAGTCCAAAAAAAAGATCGTATATTGGTACTACCTTATCAAGAGATCAAGCTTACCCACGGGGAGACCTACTCGGGCGTCCTCCTAGGAAAAGATATGGCAGCTAGTCATCACCTCATCTTGATAGGCGACGCAGCAGAGAATATTAACTGGGTGTATGCTCAAGCATGGGCCTTGACAGTAGGGGGTGAACTACCTACTAGACGAGAACAGGCACTGTTATATGCGAACCTGAAAGAGGAATTCAAGCTGAACTATTACTGGTCCTGCGAGCAGCACGCCACCGAGTCCGGATATGCCTGGACTCGTCACTTCGGCCACTGCGGAGAGGGTGACATCTCCAAGTCGTACCAGCGCCAAGCCCGTGCAGTTCGACGTATTCCTGTTATTCAGCCTTTACAAATTCAACAACCGCCCTATTTATTGGTATAAGAGAAGTGTAGAGAAATCTATAACAAATCATAGCCTCAAAAAGGCTATGCTTAATTTACCCTACGGTTAAAACCCGAAATAAACTTAGGAATAACAAAATGTCCGACTTCACTAACTTCGCAGCACTTGTCAAAGCACAATTCACCTTGATGTCCAAGGGGGAACTCTTTCGCGTAGGGTTGTCTACCGTAGAGAATCCCTTAGAAGTAGCTAATCTCCCAGATCTTATTTGGAGTATGTACCTAGAAGCCTTCCCTGAAGGAACTAATCCTATCTATCGGGAACGCACGGAGCACGACTGCTCCTGCTGCAGGAGCTTCATAAGACATATCGGGAATGTGGTTAGTATCGTTGACGGTACGCTCGTATCCATTTGGGATATCGAAACGGATGACGCTACATATAAGGTCGTTTCGAAAACTTTATCGGATTATGTCAAATCTTGGCCAATTACATCCTTGTTCCGAGTGTCTGATCTCAAGTATGGGGCGCTGACCAGCAAGGAACTCTTGGATAGCGGAGTGGTAAAAACCTGGAATCATTTTCAGGCGGACATCCATCTGCGGCATTACACACAAGACGTAGGATCTATCTGTGGAAGCTATGCTACCACTGCCCAAGTATTTGAACGCGGATTGAAGGAGCTCACCAAAGAATCCTTTACCACGGCTATCGAATTGATAGAATCCAATAACCTTTATCGTGGGGAAGAGTTCCTACCCTCCCTCAAGGCGTTTCAAGAACTTCAGAGTGCGTGGAGCCTCTTAGCCAATGATTCAGATTCTAATAACTTTATCTGGGCCAACTCCGGTAACCCTGTTTCTCGCTTTCGTAACACTGCCATCGGCACGTTTATCCAGGACTTATCGGAAGGTTATGATTTGGTGGATGCGGTAAAGTCATTCGAAATAAAAGTAGCTCCTACAAACTATAAACGGCCTACTGCGTTGATTACCCCGGGTATGGTCAAATCAGCTTTGAGTACGATCCAAGAACTGGGTTTGGAACAGGCTTTGGAGCGTCGCTTTGCCAAGATCTCGGATATCACTATCAATAATGTACTATGGGCGGATGGCTCGGTACAGGATAAGATGAAGGGTGGATTGGAAAGCCTGCTCCTAGGCTCTGTAACGGCCCCTATGAAGGACTTGACAAGCAAGGCTGTGAACATTACCATCGAAGAGTTCATGGCCACTGTGGCACCCCAGGCGACCTCTATGGACCTACTGTTTAAAAACGGTATGCAATCTAACCTTATGAGTCTGACTGCGCCAGTCCACGAGGACAGTAAGAAGTTGTTCAAGTGGGGTAATGATTTTGCATGGTCTTACTCTGGTAACATCACGGACTCTATCAAGGAGCGAGTAAAACGTGCGGGGGGTAAAGTCGATGCAGTTCTTCGGGTTTCCCTGGCTTGGTTCAACCATGACGATTTGGATATTCAAGTTATTGAGCCTGATCAAAATCTGATCAGCTTTCGGAGTAAGGTTAGCTCTTATGGAGCTCTTGACGTAGATATGAATGCGGGGGTAGGTACTACGCGGGAGCCTGTCGAGAACGTTACTTGGCACCATCCGCAAGATGGGGTGTACACTGTGAGAGTGAACAATTGGAGCAAACGAAATACTGCTGACGTAGGTTTCGTTATTGAAGTCGAAAACGAGGGTGTTATTCGACAATTCACCCATACAAAAGATGTACGCAATGGTGAAACAGTTACAGTCGGTACTATTAAAGTATCCGGTGGTAAAATTTTGAGTATTATCTTCTCTCAAGACATGGCTTGGGGTAATGCAAGTAAAGACGTATGGGGTATTCAAACCGAGAAATTGGTCAAGGTAAACACCCTCCTACAAAGTCCTAATCACTGGGATAAAAATGCTACCGGTAATAAACATTGGTTCTTTATTCTGGATCAGTGCAAAACCGACGAACCCACTCGTGGTATTTATAATGAGTTCTTAAGCTCAGATCTGGAGGGGCACAGAAAGGTGTTTGAGGTACTTGGTAATAAAACACAGTGCCAACCTACTGAGGACCAACTCAGCGGGATTGGTTTTTCATCAACACGTAAAGATAGTGTACTGGTCAATGTGACAGGCGCTAAAAAACGTGGTACGTTCAACGTAACATTTTAATTAACTCAAAGGAAACATCATGACTATCAATATCTTCGAATCAGCATCCAAAACTCAACTTCGTTTTCAATCGAACAAAGGTCTGCTCTCCACGGAGGATTTGTGGAACCTGCCACTCACCAGCAAGTCCAACTTCGATTTGGATACTCTCGCAAAGTATGTCTTTGCGGAACTCAAGGCTACAGAGGAGGGTAGCTTTGTATCTGTAAAGACTAATCCGGCTAAAGCGGTACTCGAACTGAAACTGGAAATTCTCAAGCATATCATCGCTGTTAAGATTCAGGATGCCGCTAACGCATCCGCGATGAGTTCCCGTAAACAAGAGCATGATAAGTTGCTAGGCCTTCTTGAGCGTAAGCAAGACCAGGCTTTGGGTGAACTTACCGAAGCAGAGATTCTGGCCAAGATTGCTGCGCTGAATAACTAAGCAAAGCAGGTAGTATTTATAGGAGGGGCTTTCCCCTCTTTTTTGTTAGACAATTTAAGGCTAGTTAAATATGAATAACCCTGAACAAGTTATCGGAATTTCCACGTCAAATTTTACCAATACGCTTCCTATCTGGGCCATTCGAAATCCAGATCCTACCTGCCTAGAGATCGGGGGCAACCTTCCGACTCGTGATGGTCGCCGAACGGGTAACGCTTATATTATAAATATAATAGAGGGGGCCTCATATGACAAAAGTCCCCTCCATATTGTGCTAACCGACGCCGGTAATACTTTGAAACTGACGAAGGGTGAAGTTGAAGAACTTTTCTGGCCGTCAACTTGGATAAGCACGGTAAGGGAGATTATGGCCAAGTTCGGTCCTAGAAAATCAACACCAGATGCATACTTGGTCCCTAGTATTTTGAGCTTTAAAGGATCCGCTAGAACCAGTTGCCCTAAAGACCTCCAGGCCTCCATAGAAGGTACTGTAATGTGGAGTGCTGAGATTTGTTGCGACTCAGATGGAGTAGTGGATAAACACGGAGTAACTCACTTACCTAAACCTTTATTTACCAACCATCAGGATTAATTATGACCGCTCAAGAAATCTTCGATAAAGTTAGTCGTCATCTCATTACTCAAGGTCAACAGTCCTTTCTACCTGAGGACTTCAGTTCCCAAAATCTCAATGGATGTGCTTACAGAGGGATTGAAGGTCGAATGTGCGCCGCAGGGTGTTTGATATCTGATGAGTTTTACTGCTTAGATATGGAGGGAAAAACGTTCAGGACTATACTGCCTCTTCTTCCAAAGTATCTAAGGGATACTGAGGAGCTGATATCTGACCTTCAACTAGTGCATGACTCCGATGCTAACTTTGGCGCCAAAAAACTATTAAAGTCTAGTCTTCGTGGTGTGGCTAGTACCTACCGTCTTTCCCTAATTGAGGAGTTGCGAGATGAAAATTAAGACATCAGAACTGATCGGCCCTGCACTTGATTACGCGGTGGCAAAAGCCCTAGGGCTGAAGGTGTCGTACCACGGAAAAACCCACTGGCTTTACGACGACGTGAGGGGGCATGACGACTTCCTGATCCCGTCTTATTCTACCGACTGGGCGCAAGGCGGGCCGGTCATCGAGCGGGAGGGTATCTCTTTTCGTAAGTATCACAACCCAGGCAGACCTGGGCACGGCAAATACTATGCACAGTTCTGCCTACAATCCGGTTCGATGGTCTCGTGGAGTAAGGAACGCGCATCGACCGGACCAACAGCCTTAATCTCATCTATGCGCTGCTACGTGGCTTCCGAACTCGGGGGTGAAATCGAAATCCCAGACGAACTAGGAATTATCGTATGAATAAACAAGAAATTTTTGACAAAGTCTCCGCTCATCTACTTAAACAAGGACATCGTTCAATGTCCCCGTACCCTTTAAAATGTGATATCGATAATGAGAGGTGTAGTTACCGAGGATCCCATGGCGATATGTGCGCAATAGGATGTCTCATACCCGATGAGTTATATAGTACTAATATGGAGGGTAAATCTATTTGTGGACTAGCTCTACCAGGTAACCCTTTTAACTTACCAGAGTTTTTCTACTCTGAAAATCATATTCTTAATGATTTACAAGTTGCGCATGATGATCCTATGTGGAAGTCTATTGTTGGGCTAACCTATGCGTTAAATAGGGTTGCAACAGACCATGATCTAACCCCTTACTCACCTACCCCATAGCAACACCTGCAGAGGTCACATTAACAAAGTGGCCTCCTGCAGTGGAATAGACTCCCTCTCCTGTAACTTTATGTTCTGATCCTCCTTTAGTTAACTGTATACCCGTACTACTTAACTTGACTACCGATCCGCTAAATACTGCCTGAATACCTGTATCGTCTAGATTGACTGTAGGGTTTCCATTTTTACTTAAATTAATTTGAGTAGCGTTAATCTTAATAACATTAACGTCGTTATAGGTTAGGGTTAACTCTCCGTTGGTATTTTTTATCCGGGTAAACACAGATCCATCTGAGTTCAGTACTACAAGATCATGAGTCCCGTCTAGACTTAGAACACGTCTTAGAAGCTCCTTAGAGGCACCTCCACTGCCTTCGGATACCTGTTCCTTATACACTCTTGCATCCTCTGCCGGAAACGTCTCTAAGAGGCTGTACTGAGTTCTAGCTGCTTCCGCTAATGCTACGTCTCCGATATACTGGTGATATTTATAGTTCTCCACCTTAGATTCTGCAAAGTTTTTAGCAAAGCCCGAGTAGCTATAAACTCTGCCTTTTATATTTTTAATAACCACGGAAGACAGATCGGTGAAATGCTCGTAGTTGCGAGACACAATTCTAACTACGTCATCCCATTTACAGATAAGTATCTCTGATAGACGAGAGCTGCGTAAAAGCAAAGATCCCCCCCTGAGCACCGCAAGCAGACCCCCACCTTGACTGGCAATAATTCGATCTCCTAGGAGCATATCTTTAGGAGCATTTTGATCCGGGACTACACTTACTCCAGCAGAACTAAAGTTACCAGTATCTATTAGTACCTCCCCCGCATCTATCTTTGTGGGAAAGGTATTCTCATCATTCTGGAGACGAGGTAGGAAGCCCTCTATCATAGCGTAGCCAAGCCCCGTATGAACTTTGACCCTGTCCCCTAGGTGGGGGGTAGTACGATCCCCTGCGCGTGATGATCCTCCTGAGGGCTGAAGCCACGCCACCGCGTTAAGGTTCTGACCAGAGAGAGTTTTTACTTTACACAGGAGGCGAATAGGATCGACTTCGGTAACAGTACCTTCATCGAAGGAGTAATCTATTTTGGTTGGGTTATTAAACATTTTGAATTTTTGTGGTATAAGAATATTGTAAGCAATGCTATTATTTATATAATCTAATTTTAACTAAACAGGGATAGGGCATGGGTAAAACTAAAGATGTACTTTTAAAGGATAGGTCTTTCTCAGCACCCATTTGGGCAAACTATATTACTAGGGACAATAAGGGCTTAATAATAGTTTTTGAAAAAAAACCTGTTTTAAGAATGGGTATGTGGAGCACGGAAGAAGACGTAGATAGGATGTGCATACTTGGATACGAACTACCTAGTTTTACTTGTCAAGAATGTTAAGGAATAATCAATGAATAAACTTAGTCAATCCAGAAATAAGCGAGAAGGTTACTATATGGGTAAAGTTGATAAGGGTCATCAGAAGTACTACACGGCAAAGTATGTACGAGATCCTTATAGGGGAGGGGTTAGTACCTTGTCCGCTGAGTTTACTATTGCCGTAAGAAACGCTAGTTGGAGTTTTGAATGAAACTACAAATCAAAAGTGATCTACACCTGTCAGTGAGCACACCTGACTTTCGTAACCGAAGCCTACCTAAAGATACTAGCCCCGATCTACAAACCTCATCCGAAGCCGAGGTATTGATTCTAGCTGGAGATATAGTAGAAGACGGGGAGTACAATTTATTTAGAAAAGCGTTCTCTGAAATAGAAATTCCTATTATATACGTACCTGGAAACCACGAATATTGGGGCGGAGATATAGACTTGGCATTGAACACTACTAAGCTTGCAACCCGCGATACAAACGTTAGTTTACTAGTTCGTAACTATAAGATAATTTACGATACTATCTTTATAGGCGCTACTTTATGGACGCCTCTCCTGGGTCTAGGGGGTCGAGAACACTTTAACGGAACCTGGGACATGAGTAAGGTTAGAGGATTGGATCCAGAACGTTGGCAGCGTGAGTTTGAATTAGATTTTGGTTTTATCAAAGCTACTCTTGAAAATCCTGAGTTTGCCGATCTTAAAAAAGTGGTAATAACTCACCACTTACCTTCTTACAAATCAGTTCCTGAAAGGTTTAAGAATGATAGATCAAATATATACTTTGCTAGCAATGTTTGTGAGCAACTTATGGAGTCTAATACAGCTCCAGAACTTTGGATTCACGGACACACCCATGACAATTGTGATTATATACACGGGAATACTCGTGTTATCTGTAATCCTTACGGTTATTTCGGGTACGAAATAAATCAGGGGTTTCAACCAGAGTTGGTTGTGGAGGTGTGAATGAGTAATACTGATAGAATTATATCTATCACGGTAATATGCGCAATAGGGGTTCTAATATTAGGATTAATTATCGCAGAACCCGTACCTGTAAAACCCTACGGCCGGTGCACCTGGGATAAAATTGAGCCTAGACTGTTAGATTCTAAATACGAATCCTACTACTTTGTAAGGTGTACTTATACTAGGGAGTTTTACAAGTAGAACTGGAGCGGGTGAAAGGAATCGAACCTGTGTTTTAAGTTTGGAAAACTTCTGCTCTACCATTGAGCTACACCCGCATTAAAAAAGCCCTGCGTAAGCCGGGCTTCACCTTAGCCTGAAGCAGAGCTCAGCGCTGAAGGATTTGTATATCTATGTTAACCTGAAATTTCTAAACGAGAGAAAAAAATGACTGATCGTAAACTAGCAACCGTAAGAAAAATTACTGCACTTAATCCTATCTCCGGAGCGGACCGTATTGAAGTAGCTACGGTAGACGGGTGGCAAGTAGTATGCCAGAAAGGATTGTACGTAGTGGGGGACTACTGCGTATATTGTGAAATTGACTCCTGGATCCCAACAGACATTGCACCCTTCCTATCCAATGAAAAAGAACCTAAGGAATACTTAGGAGTAAAAGGAGAGAGGTTGCGTACTATTAAACTCAAGAAACAGATCTCACAGGGTTTGTTACTTCCATTATCCGCTTTTCCGGAGATTGAAGTTTATGATAGTTTTTACATTGGAGAAATTGCCTCCTTATTAGTTATTATTAACGAATGTGAATTAGCAGATAACGACCTCACCTTACACCTGGGAATAATTAAGTGGGAGCGTTCGTTACATCCTTCTTTGGCTGGAACCGCTCGTGGAAACTTCCCTTCGTTTATCCCTAAGACAGATGAAGAACGGGTTCAGAACCTGGATCGTACTCTCGAGGGTTATTTAGACGAAGAGTTTGAAGCCACGATTAAGCTGGATGGTAGCTCTACCACTATGTACTTTTTACCCGAGGGGAATAAATACCTTAAGGAAGGCGAGGTTGAGCGGTTTGGAGTTTGCAGTCGTAATCTGGACTTGACAGAGACTGATGGTAATGCTTTCTGGCAGATTGCAAGAGAACTAGACGTAGAGAACAAACTACGTTCCCTGGGAATAGGCGAAGCTTTTGCTATCCAAGGGGAGCTGGTGGGGCCTAGTATTCAAGGTAACTACGAGAACGTTACTAAGCTAGAATTTTACGTCTATAAAATTTTCGATATCGATAATCAGGTTCAGGTTAGCACGGCGGAGAGACGCGCTCTTTGTAAAATATTAGGCTTAAAGCAGGTACCTATCTTAGATACTCTTTGGAAGTTCTACGGAACTGATAATGTAGTAAAGCAAGTACTAGACTATGCCGAAGGCCCTGGTATGAATCTTGGGGTTAAACGAGAAGGAGTTGTATTTAAACATACTAAATCTTCCTTCAGTTTTAAAGGCATCTCTAATAGTTATTTACTTGCTGAGAGATGATTCAACAATCGTAGTATTTATTGGTATAAGAATAGTACAGGGAAGTAATATCTCTCTGTAATATCCTCTATATGAGGATTTACCCCCGGTATTACCAACCCGGCAATCGAGCTAATCTGCAGGTTAGTCTGATTGAAGAAGCGGCCACAAATAGCGGACAATAGCCGACCGCAACCCCTAAGAGATACCTTGAGAAATACCAAGAGCAATACCAAGAGCAATACCAAGAGCAATACCAAGAGCAATACCAAGAGCAATACCAAGAGCAATACCAAGAGCAATACCAAGAGCAATACCAAGAGCAATACCCATGAGAGTGTACGGGACGAAGTATCGACCTACCCTGTAGAAAAAGGAAGATTTGAAAAACCCTGCTAGCACAGAGGGTTTTTCTTAGTCTAAGAAAGTCAATAACCATAGTACTTATTGGTATAAGAATAGTACAAAGAACTATATCTTTGCAACTAAACCTACCAAGGAAAAAATATTATGAAAACAATCGCCAATGTGTTTGACGCAAACTTCGAAGCAGTCACGAAGGTTACTAATTTCAATCCAAGTTGGTATAACGGCACCGGTTATTTCGACCATGCTGTCAACGGGGGTCCTCACAGCGTAACTCTCGAAGTAGGGGAGATGTCCAAGAGTCTAGCGGCGGGGGATGATGGTCGCAAGTTGATCTTCGTCGGAACTGACTTGGGGACCATCGTGGTATTCCAACGGTTTACAGATGATTCCGAAAAGATCGTCAGTAACGCTGATCGCCGTTTGGAGCAAAGTGGATTGCTAGGCATTGGGAGTCTAATCTCCAGAAGTGACTTGCAGAGAATCCTGGGTAATCCTGAATTCAAGTATATGTTCAAGAATTGTGGGGTGTGGATTCGGGAATTGAAGAATTTGCTGAGCACTGTTCCCGTCGAAAAGTAATTGAAAAACCCTGCTAGCACAGAGGGTTTTTCTTAGTCTAAGAAAGTCAATAACCATAGTACTTATTGGTATAAGAATAGTACAAAGAACTATATCTTTGCAACTAAACCTACCAAGGAAAAAATATTATGTCCGCATTTACTAACGAGCAATTAATTAAATTGACGGCACTTGCCAAGGATCTGCTGGCCAATTCAGTCTGCACCACCGGACAGTTCTACGCCAACGACGGTAGCGGGGTGCTGACCTTGAGTGGTACCCTGCATGAGGAGGGTGCGATGAGCTACGGACGAAGCCTTCCGGAGTGGATTTTCTTGGGAGAGGCTGCTGCTCAAGAAGATAGAACTCAAGTCAAGGACAGAAACCAGGATGAAGAAGTTCGCAGTAAATTGAAAAAGATGGTGAAGTACTTCCGGATATACTCCGATTGCATGGAAAATTGGCATCAGGAAATGCTTAGTATCTCTCCTGCTCCGGAGGAGCTACTGGTAAAAATGCACTATGCCTCGGCACAGATGGCTCTGGCCGAATATGAAGAACTGAAGAAAGCTTTAATAATAAATTTGATTAGATAAGATTATTAAAAATAAGCCTAGATTAACTAGGCTTATTTTTTTAGTTCAAACTAACTTTATTTTTATAGAAATGCAACAGGTACGGTACGGTCGTACTGAACTTGAATGTTCTCTTGAACAACAGGTGTTTGACTTGCGATTTGAAAACTATAACCTTCAAACATGCAACTCTCTAAGTAGATAGCACTTAATACTTTACCATAGCCATCCGAGCCGCCGTGACGTGTTTTCATTACTAAGAGTAGTCCGAATGGCACTGAGAAGTATTCCGAATCTAGATTCATCATAACCTGTGAACCTTCTGCACCTGGAGCGTTACTACCATCAATAGGTTGTAACGGACGATACGCAGCTTGAGATAGTGCAGCTAGAATATTCTTCTGGTCAGCTAGGATTTTGCTCAGTGATAGTACTGGCGCAGACTTACCTCTAGTGAAGAATGAACGATTTGAACCAATCTCAAATAAACGCATTAGCTGAGAGTTTTGCTGCAGGCTAATCGAATCTGCCAATCCGATGGGGATCAGATTGCCAATACCCCCACCAGCTAGGCCGGTAAAGCGTGCAGGGCCTGCAAATAGCATAGTCGTGTCCGGACTAGCACTAAATCCTGAAAACCGCTCTAGGCCTTCATCTCCTACTTTATCTACGTAGCTTCCTTTATAGTCCCATGAACTAGAAAACCCTGCCTCAACTACCGTACCTAATCGGTCGTTATCTTTATCTGCCATTTTATTTATTCCTTAAATTCAAATTATATTTAAAAGAAAGGTCTATTTCTAGACCCATCCTATCTTTTTAGATCACCAAGTAAATATCAGCAAAGTTCAACACGGCTGGCTGTGTGGTGGCCACAACAACTGTAACTCGGTCAATGCTGGTGGTATTCTGTTCTAGTTTAGTAATCTTGTATTCTAGCAACGGAGCGCCGATACGAGGTAACTTCTTACTCTTCAATAGTTCTGAACCAGACACAATAGTCTGACGAATAGTATTTAGGGTATCACTGGTAATGTTGTACTTACCGATAAATCCTTTTAACGCATCGTAGTAAAAGTATGATAAGAAATCCCAGTTCTTTACTGCTTGAACTTCCCGGTATTGATATACCGACATATCTGTGGTTAGTTCATGACGAACGTAAGGTAGCCCTCCAGCAGTATCTTGGATAAACAGGAAAGTACCAGCAGCAGCCATTGCATTTAATTGAGCACGGGTGAAGGTAAAGTTACTGTTAGATAAGTCCGAAATACCTGCAATAGCGATATTGGTCAAACCTTGCTGAGAAGGGAATCCCGCAACTAGGCCCGCTAGAGCACAAGCTAGGTAATACCCAGGTAGTGCCACTGAACGACCGTTAATGGTGATAACTACAGTATCTGGCTGTACGTGAACCACGCGGTTAGAACCGAAACTAGTACTCATAGCAGCTACTGCGGCAGCACGTTGAGTCTTGCTTAAAGTACGAGTAACGTAGTAGCTTACTCCACTAGCAATGGCGGTAGCATCGACTACGACTTGACTATTACTAACAACCGTTAGAATCTGTAGAGTAGTAGTAACCCCACCGTTAACAACGTTTACAGTATCGCCTGCTACAGTATTATCACTAATAAAAGTAGCGTTAGAGGCATTAAGTACATACTTACCAGCTATTAAGGTAATGGCGTTATTACCGCTGTTTACGTTAAGAATAGCCGAGGTATAGCTGCCTACTGGAGCAATGGTAGGGATCTTGGTGTTTACATAAGCTGCGCGCCAAAGAGCATTTTCAGGAGTACTCATTGACTGTGCGTGTAGACTAAATGCTTGACAAATAGCAGGATCTTGAGTTAACGGAACTAAGCCATATACTCGCTCGGATTCTGCTAAATCTAGTGCAGCTAAATACCCTGCTTGATCGTTGGAACGAATAGCGATACAGCGTACACGAGTAGTAGTGTTAGCTAGGGCAATTTGGCAACCTAGTGCTAGAGGATTTAGCTCGTTCACTAGACCAAAGATACCTAGGTTATCGACTTGATCATTTACGGTCTGAATAATACCAGATAGGTCGGTACGTAATGCTTTGTATCCGATATGGATATTAGCTGAGATAACCTTGCCGTAGATAACTTCCGGACTAGCATTGACAATAAACGTGCCACTGGTGGCGGTAGCCGAAGTATCGTAAGCTGAACCACCTGAGATAGGCTTAACACCAGCAATAACTTGGTTATTGAATAGCTTGCGGGTCTTGAATGTCACTCGAGCTTGCTTTTGAACTACGACGGCCCCTGCAGTAGCGGAGATGGTGGCAGGGCTTAGGCCGGTAACTACAGCACCCGTTAGAGTACCTATGGTAGCGTAATGATCTGTACCATTGGCACCAGCGCCTTTAATAGCGATATTGTCTCCGGTAGCAAATCCCGTAGCAGAAACTAGGGTGAATCCTACCGAGCCTGCAGCAACTATCGCAGTGGTAGAAGTACTGGCAGACACTAATGCAGGGAGCACGTCAGCGATAGTGATGTTCGTGATAGTTCCAGTAGCCGCAATAACATTCACTACGGTACTGGCTTTTATCTGAGCGATAGAATTAGTATCTACATACTCGATAAGCACCTGATCACCAGACTCGATCATTAGGGTTGAGGTAATAGGGTTAATATTACTAACGTTAATTTTAGTCATAGCAGTACCTACGACTGCGGTAGTAGCAGCATTCGATAGGGTAACTACAGTACCTGAGATAACTAGAATCTTACCTACTAATACCGACCCTGCAACCCCTGCGCCCAACACTGATACGGTATCGCCTACTGAGTAGTTAAAAGCATTAGTTACAGCCGTTAGCACTGCTGAGCCTGATGCTGAAGTGGCTACTCCGGATGCTGAAGAATACACTATTGCATTTGAACCAGGAAAGCCTGTGAACCCAGTAGAAATAGTTTCTACTAGGGCGTTATTAGCGTATACGACGATAGACGCTGCATCGATAACTTGGCCAGGAATTTGCCCAGGTAGAGCAAAAGTGTTACTAACTAGGGGGTTAACTAAAAGACCTTGCTTAGTAACTAGTGCTGTTAGGGAATCTACTGCCGCCTTAGTATCCAGGGTTAGAGATAATCCTGAAGCCGAAACTACTTTAGCCTGTAGGGTTGTACCTAGCAGAGTAGCTTTAGGGACTAGAACCACGTCTCCTACTACAAAGGGTGGGGCAGAAGTAAAGTTCAGAACAAAGCTACCTGCCAGAATTGCGGCCACTGCATTAGTCGTGCTAGTAGCTGCAGTTTTAATTAGTGAGGGAATATCTCCTGCTACGTAACTAATAATTTGGTAAGCGGGGCCGATGATACATGCTTCTAAATCGGGGGTAATGTCAGCAAGACCGCCAGAGTTAGAAAGTTGTTGGTAGATATTTACGGCGGGGGTGTTATATGCCATTGAGAATCCTAGGTTGGTAATTAACCTTGCTTACTGCAAGGCTCAATAATTTTGTATAGTCTTATTTTAGCTGACGATTCAATATAGGTGTATTTTATTGGTATAAGAATAGTACAGAGAAATATATCTCTGCAATAAAAGCCTACCAAGGAGTTTTAAATGACTAAAACATTTAACTTGATTACTACCGTCACAGTTCTAAAGGGTCGTCATTGTGACTGGCGTTATCTGAATGACATTGATGCGGAAGAGTTCGCAGAGGAGTTTGAGGCTGACCGAGTAGAGGTGCCAGGGTACCTAGACCCGCAAGGCATCACTGAATACTTGCAGAAACAAGATGATGCTCGATATGAAGAGCATCGGCGTCAGGTTAGCGGAGGATACACCATTCACGGGCAGGCGATGCATCGTTCGGCGTAATATACGAACCCCCCGCTAACCCCGGGGGCTACCGCATTAGGAATACAACTATCTATTAAGGAATTGGTATGGCTTACGTTAGTATTAACAAAGGATTGCGTATTTCCGATAAGCACTACACTATCGACATGGATCACGAATCTATCTGCAAGCTCATGGGTTTGATGATAAGATGTCACAACTCTACCGAAGGCCTTACGGTCGAGGACAAGAAGTACCTTCGTGACCTTGACGATAAAATCATGGAGGCTCGTCAGCAAGGTACTCCGGCGTAGTATCTTAAGGACAACATCCTCACTAACCACGAGGATTTTTTTAATAGTCACCACTTAGAACAAAACCATGAAAACTACCTTGAATAAGATTAGAGCTAAAAATCCATGCCACTCCGGCTGGAGTATGTTAATGAGGGCATTGGGTAAGACAAGACCCGACGACGAGCCTATCAGTATTGCTACAATTCTGAATAGCAACGGTTTAGAGGACGCATTATGGTGCCTTTCAGCAGTTGAAGGTTCGGATCGTGAAATTCGTTTGTTTGCAATATTTTGTGCTAGGCAAGTTCAGCACTTAATGACCAGTAGCCATAGTTTAAACGCGGTAGATGTTGCTGAACGTTTTGCAAATGGAAATGCATCTGCGGAGGAGTTAGTTAGTACGTGGAACGATTCCGATAAAGTGTCTAAAGAGCTTTGGGAATTAGCGTATTCCTCCCCTACTGAATCAACGTTATCGTCTAGAATATCTCACGCAGCCGCGTCCGCCGCAAGACGGGTAACTATTTTATCGGCTGAACTGGCTGCGATATACGCTTCATGGGATGCCTTGCAGTGCATAGAGTTAGAATCTCGTAAGAATAATCCACATCAAGATTACTGCACTTTATCAGCCAGAGGGGATGCTAAGAAGGAGCAGGAGAATAAGTTACGAGAGTTGTGCTCTTAAATATAGTATTTATAAACCTAATGATACCAAGGAATTATATGCTTTTAAGTAATCCTTATTTGTGGTCTGGTGTACTTCAGATAGTAATTTGGGTAGGTTGGCTTACAGTAGTTTTCTATCGACCTAGATTTATTAAAAAAGTTTTTAAAATTTTTTCTGAGTAAGAATTTATTATGAGTACCAAATTATTAAGACTATATCTGATAGCGTGCACTATGAAGCATCAGCTTGATCTTTTAAAAGTTTAGATTCCGGTAATAACAAAAGATCGTTTACAAAGTCGTAGAGTCCTCTGTTGCGTGTGGGGGGTCTGTAGGAACCGAAGTTTATAACACCGCTTATTATTTAACTCACCTGGAGTAATAGTCATGACAGTAGCTTCTATGTATTTCGCAACGAACCACATAACCGGGAACCCCGTTCCCGTGTACCAAGGAGATAAGACTAAACCGGTTTTCTGCAGAGATTGCCGCTGCTCCCGGACCGAGCAGGAGATGTTGCCTGCCGATAAGAATGGTCGGAGAACTTGCGTAATATGCAAGGCAAGAAAGACGGCTCCGGTTAGGCCATTTTTGCCTAAGGTTCAGGGTCCAGTGTATCCCGGGTAAACGGCAAGGAATTTTCAATTAATTAAATAAGGAGTTGATATGGATAAGATCCAAGAGTTGTTCGAGCAGGTTCACTTAGGTGGAAATAAGCAACGTGCTTACAAAAATTCCACTACAGGTGATTACGTCAGCCCGTGTGTTCAGGACGCCTATTCTGGCTGGCGCTCAGCCCTGGAATATACGGAAGCAAGAGCCTACCCTAAACAGGACAACCCACCGTCCACTCCTGCCTCCACTTGGCGGGCCAACGGTGAACCTGATCCTCACGGAACACGTTACGACGGTGAGCGAGCTAAGCTCTGCCTAGGCAAAATGACGGACGATGAACTCGCCAATGCAGCGTATCTTAATTACGACACTCGCCCTTCGATACAAGATCTGCTTGACGGCAACGGCTTTATGCCGATTGTATATATGACTGCCGTGAAGGAGCGTATTCGTTGGCTGTCGAGGGCTTTACTGGCTAGAACAAAGCTAAGAAGTATGGGTGATTCCCCTGTTAAAAATTGGTACTTTAATTGTGAGGGGCATTATGTAGACGTAAACCTAGATGATGACGGTAAATACTCCATTTTCTTCAAGGATAGAAATACTGAAGACGAGGCTTGGTTGGATCAAGCAGATCTCCCGTCTGACCCATCAACCCCCGTGAACCCTGCCTAAATCTATAAAGAAGCCTTTCAGTTGAAGGGCTTCTTGATTTACCCGCCAATCTTCTTCTACGGTGTAGGGGAATTGAATAGTGACTTTAAATTTCTCTATATCTTCTTTATCTACCTCAGGTTCCGAAACCTGCATAGGTAATCCAAAATCTTTAAAACCCATACTGTCACATAATAGCGGTCTAGTCCACACGATGAAGTGCGATACCATATCTGCAATAAGCTCACACGTACCTTCATTCCTAGCCTCTATTATAATAGCTGCTGTACCATTAATAAATACCTTGTTATATCTATCACTACTACCTCTTAGAGTAGATACGCTTTCGCTATGAGATAGGTTATCTGATAGCCCTGTTTTTTGAATGTTAAAGGTTCCCCTAGTTACTAGTATCCTAGGTATCGCACCTATGCGTATTCTATTAAAGTCGTTAACGGAAGATATTTCTAAGGTTCTAAGCTTATCATCTGGATCCCAGAATAATCCTGAGCTTTTAGCATAGTTAGCAAAGAAATATTTAAGAGGTTCCATTATAATAGTAGTAACCATAGCAGGAGAGAACTTAGGCATAATGTCCTTTTTTAGTTTTACGAGGTTTGGAGTTTAGTTTCTGGTAGTGACCATATAGGTCTTTGGCAGAATCCATAGTCTCTAATACCTTTTCTTCTTTAGAGTGTCCGGTAGCTACGACTAGTCTATGTAGTCCTCTACCTTTAGAAGCTATCTTCTCTAAATATTTATTCATTTGTAATCCTCGGGAAAATCATTTTTAATTTTATCTATCAGGTAGTTCTCTATCGCTTCTTTACCTAGGATAACCATAGTTAGAGTTTGTTTAACAGTCTTGGATTGAAGCTCTGTACAACTTACTTCCTCTATGCGATGTATCTCCCAGTCCCCAGACTTGATAAGGACATCGGAAGGGTGGGCCTCGGGAAAAGCTATGGTCCAACCGCTATTAGCGTTAGGCTCCGTCACACCATTATATCCGCGTTCCAGGGAATTACCTGTAGGATTGTACTGTACATAGCAAGGAGCTGGTGCGTAAAAACCATCCTCAAATCCCGTACCTAAACAGGTATGACAATGATCTTTGGTGATCTTTTCAGTTTTGTAATCCCAACATTCAGTACATCTTTTTCCGTAAGTCTTACGTTTAAATAGAAAAGACTTGACTCCGACAAATTTAGATAGGAGAAAATATTCTCTACGGTTAATTTCCCTAGCCCTAATATCTGCAAAAGTAGAACGCTCAGTAGACCAAGTTACGGACTTAGATCTAATAATGGCGGAGCCGTCTTGGGGCACGGCCTCCACTACATAGAACCCGTTATTAAAGTTGCGGTATTCTTGGGTATCTTTATCTATTAGATAATTACCATTTATAGGGGTAAGGTTAAGCTTCTCAAATCCCGAGTCCTCCACCTGAGAAAAGTAGACATTAAATAAGCAAGTAGGCCACGTAGCTGGAACAGACCATTGTACCGCTATGTGTTTATACCATCTTGGATATAGAGTAATATCTATGTCTGATGAGATTAGATTAGACGTAGATAGCTCTAAGTTTACCCCGAGTATGGGGGCAAAGAAGTAGCTGGGTTTGATAGAGTAGGATAGCATGTTTCTATTTTAGATGTTACAGGGTAAATAGAAAATTCAATAATAGACTTGTTTATTGGTATAAGAATAGTATCAAGGAGTTTTAACAAACACTTCTCTGATATGAAGTTGCAAGTGAAGTTCCCATTTGTCCCTGGTAGGACGAGTCCGGTGATTAATACTCACCTTTTCCGGGATTTGAGGTTATTCCCCTCATCCCGGATTTTTTTAGGTAGTAGAGGATACTACTATGGATCCTCCAAACATATCATAGTAGGTTACTATAGTATGTTTAAGACCATCATCTGAGGATGAACAATCCCTAATTGAACCTATGATATTTGGCGGTAACAATATGCTAGACCAAGTAGTACCTCCATTAGTTGAAGAATGAGCTGTACCGATAGGTGTACATACTAATAGACTTAACCCATCAGCAGAGGACGTGCAAGACGCTTGTTCGTAACGATACGTTTGGTCATAAATTATCTCTGGAATAGTGGCTGCTAATGCCCAGTTTACGCCAGAATCTATTGATCTCCAGACTCCCCCCGTAACACCGTCTAGTGCAATCTGTTTAGTCCCATCGGCCGATAATGCACAATCGACCCAATTTCCAGTAGGGCCTCTGGCAATCCAGTTAGCCCCGAAATCTACAGATGTTGCTAGGCGTCGAAAGGTAGTGGTCATTAACGCCATAGTACCTGATGAGGATAGTGCCACAGTGCCCGTAGCGTCGTCTGAAAGGCTCATACTCCAAGTTGATCCGTAATCGCTAGATCTGTACATTCTACCAGACGTACGAAGGGCTAACAAATACTGACCACTAGACGAAGACGCACATTCCATCCAATTTCCAGAGTCACTGGCGGAAGTACCAGTCGTGCCTACTGTAGTTAGTAGCCAGGTTGAGCCATAATCTGTAGATAGATGTACCCTACCTCCTGGGTTAGTGGTATCAAGGGCTATCATACGTGATCCATCTGCAGACGTGGCACCCGCCACCCACTGCCCGGATATCCCCGTAGCAGTCCACGTAGATCCAGAATTCCTAGAGACGTGTAATTGCGTGTTGTATCCAAATGCAATTCGAGTGACTGCATCTGCTGAGACCGCACAACCCATCCATTTACCTTTTGGTCCAACAGAAAACCAAGAGCTTACCTTCGCCACTGCGGCAGCAACTGTTGAAAAGAATTTTTTAATCATCATCTCATTATCCTCCCCCATACTTTAGAGCCGCCATTCCTAGTCCATAAAAGAACAAAATCTGTTCCAGAGGATTGTAGAGTGTACCCGCTTGCAGAGAAGGATAGGGTACTACTACCGTCAGCCTTTATCCAGTTAACACTACTACCCATGTCGAACCCGTAAAATCCTCCGCTCTGAATCTCTAGTAGTAGTTCTCCATAATAGCCTGAGGCGGGCCAATCAGATACTCTAAAAGTCATACCTGTAGTTAGGGGAGTGATTCCCTGTGCTTGACTTTTAATATATGACACGTAGAATATATTTGAGATGGGGGTAATCTCGTGAAATACAATTGGGCCTGAGATAACCGATAGGCCCGCTATGCTGGCAATTGCAGCTTCTCGTGCCGACTGTACTGAGTAGACCTCCGCTGTAATACTAGTAATAGCCGTAGCTTTTGAGGAGGTAATACCTGTAGTATTAAATAACGTAGCCACTTGAGCAGCCGCAGAATTTGCACTGGCTGCAGCCGCCGCTGCGCTAATAGAAGCCTCAGATGCTTTAGTAGCTATGCTAGACGCGTTACCTAGGATAGCTACCTGCGTGGTAACATTTGATACAACCGTATCTAGTACAGATTTTTTAACCAGAATCTGAGACAGTAACTCAGTAGTGGCAGTTGTTAAATCGGAGACTTGTTGCTCAATAGTCATATATCAGTCCTGTATTAATCATATTCTTTATTTTAGTAGAGCTAGTAGAGAAAATCCTATTGCTCCACCAATATACGTAGCTATTGCATCCCAGATATCACAAGTGTGGTTCGGATGAAAGTAGTCATAAATCTCTTTACCCGTACCTGCTACAAATACCAGAACTAGAGCTGCTGCAGTTTCTAAAACCACCCAAGCCATTATAAATATCATAAAACCTACTATAATATGTAATAATTTATCTTTAGGTATATTAGTCATTAGATAGAAGACTTTTAGCTTGTGCGTGGGTAACTTTAGTTTTATATTTAGTTAGCATATCCGCAGCTTGGTCTAGAGATATTCCACCAAGATCAATTTGTACTCTATATCCTCTTACTTCTGCTGCCAGTCTAAATTTGGGAGAGAACGCGTACCTTATTAACCAGGGTAATACTAAGCAAGATCTCTGCTCGTAATAGTGTACTAATTCATGTGCTATTAAAGGTTTGTTGGTTATTTGAGTAGGGTCCACAAATATAAAAGGATACACGGTTAGTGCATCAAATTTAGAGGGTAAGAAAGTTGTTTGAATTATCATAAGTCTACTTTAGGAGGCACTGGATTTCGCAGGAGCACTAAATCTAGGGTACTAACTGCAGCTTCATTCACTACTGCTTGAGCTATATTCCGCTCGTCCAAGTCTACGGCCAATGCTGGATTTGTTTCTTCGACACCTTCTACTTCAATAGTTTTAGGTTCTAGTACCTCCGGAATGGATAATCTTTGTTTAGCTGATTCATATTTTAGAACCAGTCTCAGTAAGACCATAGATGTACGAGCTACATTACCAGCAATTGCAGCCGCTTCACATACGCTAGAGTAAGCCTGTACTTCTAGCTCCTCTTCTGTAGTTAAGGTGTACTGCCCCAACATAGCTGCAGTAACCTTTCTATTCATGATAACGGTTGCAGCGGTGGAAAATCTAGAGGCAATCATATCTTCTGTTCGACTTAAGATATCTGACTCACTCCATATAATGTTTGACATTAAATTTACTATATTCATTTCTACTCCTGAAACGGGGCCTGAGCCCCTTTAACTTTAATTTGATCGAGCTGCTAATACTGATACCCATACTCCGTTACCAGGGCTTACCGCAAAGTTGATATACTCTACAAAGCCATCGAAGCTGCGGGTCCACGTCTTAGTGGCACCTTCACGCTTACGCAATTCCCCTGCGTACAATGTCTTTGCCGTGTAGCCCTTTGGCATAGAAAAGGTAGTCTGACCAAGGAGCACGCCCGTACCTGCTACGGTACACGCTGATGATAGAGTGTACGTGGTTCCACTGATGCCAACGATTGTGGTGCCTGATGGAACACCCGTACCGCTAATACCCATACCGAGATACGGAGTGCCTGTCGTGACAGCAACAGCAGTGATTGAGTTGGAAGATGCTGTTGTTGTTGCATTGAATCCAATTGTATCAAACTCAAAAGGAGTCATCAACTTTCCAATGGCTCTTGCAGCTTCAATACGCTTCTTAATCTCAGTACGCAGAGACATCGAAGGCTGATACGTCTTCGAGGAAGAAGAAGAGGCAACAGACACCACACCATTGCTTGCAGAGATACTTGTCAGCGCACCGATGGTAGAAACTTCTGATTCAACACGCAGCAAATCCTTGAAAGAAGAACGACCCCAAGATGTACCTACTTGCAGAAGATCAGTCGAATCATCGTATGTCATCGCTGTAATAACCGAAGAGTTTCCGTCAATTGTGCATTGCGCACCGGGTTGAAACAGTGGCAATTCGGTGCGGTAAGCATAAGCTATTTGATCCGCACTTGGCACGGTTGCAGAAATTCTAGTTAATGCAATTGTGCCAGGGAAGGGGGTATCTAAATTAAAACTATTACCAACAGTTAATACTGCTGTGCTATTACTTATTGACAGAAGTTGCAGCCCATTACTCTTAGCGACTTCAACACCATTGACTGCAATTGCTAAAGAGCCGTCATTTTTGTAATAAGCAAAAACTTGTACTGGAAGACCAGTATTAACAGGTGAGGGTGTTATAGTATTACGTGTGTTTACTCCGTCATACGCTGTAACGCTCAAGAGTCCTGTTCCATCGATACCGAATTTAATACTCGAATTAATGGAGGATCTTAATACAGCAGGCGCGGCAGGGTTGTAAATAGCAGTTTGACCCACAGTGTATAGCCCAGGTGAAACACCTTGATTAACTTTTAAACCCCAGGCATAGATACCCGAGATACCGTCCCCTAAATACGAATCTCCTTGATTTGCGTCAATAGTCCCGTCTATTTCTGTGGATACTGAAAAACCAAGATTTATATTTACCGCAGAGGTAGAACATAGAGAAACCCTGAACCATCCGTTACCAACTGGTGTGATATTTGCGGAATTAATATTTATACCTGATACAACTTGCTGTGTAATTAAACCGTTAATAAGGTCAATACGCAAACAAGCTCGAACGCTGTTACCTACCGAGAATACGCTTGCAAATGAGCGTTCTCCAGCTTTTAAATAAACACTAAAAGCCGTAGTAATACCCGAAGCTAATCCGGTAAGTGGAAACGAAGATACACTGTGTATAGCATTCGTAGTGTTTTCAACAATTTTGTCTGCTGTAGTTGTTCCATCTGGTGCTACTATAGCATTAGAAATTATACTACATGAATTTTTAGACCAGTATGAATTTTCAAGTTGCTCAGGGTATTGAACAAGGTTGGCCGCATCACACCCATACAAAGTGTTAATCCACATTCCAATACACCAATCTCCCGGCCCAAAATCCAAAGAAGAACTATAAGGTTGACGTAAATAATTTAAATTAGAAAAGCCAGAATAAGCAACAAGGTTTGCACCAATGGCAACTGGAGCTTTAGTCAATGTACCGTTGAGAATCAGTCCATTGTTTTTAACTGATCTATCAGAGACTGCCAGCTTACAGGAGATGTTGTCGTAAGTTGCGGTACTTGTAGCAGCACTGGCAGCTACGAGTCCAAATGACAAATAGTTAGCAGTAGCGATAAAATATGCTAAATGTTTTCCAACAGTTTGAGGATAGTAATACCCAGGGCCTGTTTGCGGAAAAAACGTAGCTCCTGGAGAGGAAATACCACTTCCAGGTACAATAATCTCAAATTGCAAACAATATCTATTACCAATAATTAAATTGTTAATAGTTTGAAACGCTTGCGGCCATCCTGCTTGAGTTCCAGTTATAACTAACTGACCTGACCCATTAACCGATAGTGAATCACTTGAAGTCCACCCATTTGTATCAACATCAAAGGTGCCATTTTTTATTAACTCTCCAGACGCTGTAATCGTTTCAGCGATAGTATCCGCAAGAGTTGCGAGGCGAGAATCCCCTACTTGCCAGCCTGTGTTGTAGGATGTATTAATAGCAGCATAAAGTGATTTTCCAAAAGATGTATAATCTTCTTTTATAACACCAACACCACCCCCAATACCTATAGCTCGGCCATAAATAGCATTGTTTTTTGCATAGCAGACCCTAATAGCTTGAACAGCGCCTATAAGTCCTATTCCTGCAATGCCGCTAGTAGAAACATACTCAGTGTAAGCAGGGGCAATTGTTTTTCTGTAATGGGCGCTATTTTCACCCATGCACACAACGTTATTCATAATGTCAAAAGCAACGGTGGCGGCACCAAAGTTAATGATTTGAGAATTTGCTACTGTACCGTCATGTTTAATAACACTAATTCCACCAGTAGTTGCTATAGCAATAGTCGGAACCTTAAGGCCAGTTGCCGGATCAACAGGTGCGTTATCGAGAACTGTAACTGCAATGTCGTTGACTACGTAAGACACTAATGCAAACTCCGGGGCTTTAACTCTACCGTTATGGGTTTGAATACCTTTTGTTGAGGTAAAATTATAGATTTTTCCAGCCCAGTAAGCACCATTGTCCATATTATTAGATAACAAGGAGCCTGCTATAAAATTTAGTATTGAAATACCATTACCTGAGTATCCCGCAGCAGAACTTATCCCAATGTACAGTTGCCCTTGCATAGCATATACTGATGTTATACCTCGCCCAGATACAACGTCCCAAAAATGAATACCATTACTGAGTACCATCCACATAGGACAACCAACAACCGAAGTGTCATAAACAATCACACGGCCCGATTCAGCAACGATCATCGAAGTTGCAGGAAACTCACGCGAAATTCCACGGAATACTTCAGTCTGTCCGTAAGCTGCATTCAGCGAATAAAACTTTCCATCAGTAGTGTTTTGGTACACGGTTCCTGCGAGTGCAGAATATGGGACGTAAGGCGTGGCGAGAACGGTTACTTCTTTTACTGAGTAATTATCTACGTAAGCAAAGTTTCCAGCAACTCCAGTGTTCAAACCGAAATGTATATACGTAGTAGTAGTAAGAGCAATAAAATTATGTCTAAAACTAGCCGTGCCACTTCCATTTCCAGCTAAATTAGAACTGTTAAGGGTCGTGCCTACAAAAAAGTAAGCCAAGCCACCAGAGCCATTAGTCTGGTCTACATACACCGAATACATTTTACCAATGACAGTTTGGATCACTTGATATGCTGAAGAGCCTGTACTACCTTTTGTAACCATCATACGACCTGATGATTCCCAAGTTATTGTTGCGTCTCCAGATGGAATCCAGCCATTTACATTTAAATCAAAAGTACCGTTCGACACAAGCTCGGGGGAAGCTGAATATGTTGCTGGTAAAACACCTACCTTATTAATTTTAAAACCCCAAACGTAAATACCTGAAACTCCATCACCAATGTAAGGTGTTCTGTTGTTTCGAATAGACAAATAATGCCAGCTTGACATATACCCCATAAAAGTACACCTGTACCATCCATTACCTACGGGAGATATTGTTGCCGACCAGTTTGATGCAACCGAACTTACCACTCCGGTACTTAAATTAAAAGTCGCGCTTGCCGAACCCGCAGAGTCACCTAAACAAAAAGTAGTCTCCCCTGCTGATTTTACGTAAACGCTAGATACACCTATATAAGGAAGTCCTATATTTTGGTTTTCAGTACCAATTCTATGCTCAAGATTATCTACTGTAGAAACAACTAAATCCGCTGTAATTGTCCCGTCTGGTGCTATTGTTGTGTTAGGTGTAACCGTGACGTTAATTTTACTCCAAGCCCCGCTATTAATTTCTTCTGGGAATGCTAAAAGGTTATCCCCGCGCTCAATCAATTCATTAACAGCTTGACCACCCCACTTATTTCCACCTAATGTTTCGTTAAACCAGCTTCCACGAGCTTTTTGTATCCAGGCTCCTCCGTCGCTATCTTTTGCCGTATCATAAGGAAACATCTTTACGATATTCCCCGAGTGCAGGGTTTGACTCATTGCCGCAAGAGATTCGTTAGCGGCTGTAGCCACTTGCGATGCTGCGATTGCTTTATCCCTTGCGTTAGCCGCCTGAGCCACTGCGGAGGATGTGCCTGCCAAAGCCGTTTGTGCAGCAACACTGGCTGAGGTCGAGATGGTAGCAAAATTCGATGCATTTACGGAGAACGTGTTTGACGAGTTCTTATTAGCCAAAGAATTAACTGATGCTAAGTCAGCAGCAGCAGCGGAAGAAAAGGCGTTGTTAGCGTAAGTGTTCGTTAAGTTTTTATTAGCTAGAGCTGCGGCAGCCGAATTTGTAGAACTGTTAGAGGACGCTAAAGAATTAGCTTCAGAAGTACCGGATGCTAGCTTATTAGCTAGAGAATTGCTCTCAGACAGAGAAGCAGACGCAGCTTTAATAGTTGCTATATTTGCTTTTTCTACAGCGGTTAGTGCACTTGCTGCAGCCTCAGCAGCTTTACCCTGAACTGCATCGATCGCCGCTCTCTTGATACTAGTAGCAGTGGTTAAGGATGTGGTTTGAGTAACTAAGTCTGTTACTATCTGTTCTAAATTTGAAGACATTTATTAAATCCTAGTTAAGTGCGAAGTAGTTGGCTATGAGAGTCTGAGTAGTAATAAGGCTGTTGGCCATAGTGAGTATCTTGCCCGAGATCGCATCAACGCTGGCAGCTGCAGATGCGGAAGCGGCACTGGCTAATGCTACTTGATCTACCCCAGTATAATCTACCCAAGCAGTTCCGTTATAAAGGAATACCCGGCTCTCTGTTAAATTAAAGTATTCAGCGCCCTGTTTGATCATATCTCCATTATTATCTAATGTAGGAACAGATGAGAATGCTCCTAGGTATTTAGATTGAAATAGGCGTATAATATCTTTAATATTAGTATTAGATAATCCTGCAGAATTAGCCGCTAATACGGACGCTAATGAACTAGCTATCGTATCAGTGTACTGAGTAGCAATCACTGCAGCCTGAGCGGATATGATGGCTGCATTATTACTAGATTTATCTGCATTGGTCCGAGCTATCCCCGCATTAACTGTGCTAGTATTTGCATCGTTGACACAAGTAATTTGAGCGTTAAGGCTTATTAGGGCGCTGGCAGCAGATCTGGCTGCAGCGCTAACAGTCTGAGCAGACCACTCCTGAATGGCGTCTAGTGTGGGAACCGACTCTATTATGGAGGTCTCTACGGCTGTGGCGGGAAAACTACCAGTGGAAGAAAAAATTCTAGTCATGTAATAATTAAGTTAATTAATTGATATAACCTATTTTAACGTAAATTGTTACCACAGAGGAAGAGTAGAGAAGTCAGAGCTAACGCTACCCCAGCCAGATTCCATATTACTATGAATTTTCAAAGCCCTAGCACGCTCATCAAAAGATGCTTTAAAACTAGAAGCCGTATTTCTATACAATTCAAATCTCTCTTCAATAGGAATTTGCAAACCTCCATCGGAGTAATTCATAGTATTACGAGCGAGCAGAGTGGCTTTGCCTTCAAACATATGCCAGCAAGTACCAAAGAGTAATAGGCTTTTGGATTGAAAAGTTTCTAGCGTAAGTACGGATATAGGGGGGAGAACGTTATACGCATCCACCGCCAAGTCCATACATAACGATATATAAGAGTCGGTAAATTCCTCCCCGTCTAGGAGGTAGTTATTAGGAGCGTAGTCAGAGACAAACGTTCTAACCTCAGTGACTAGGAGGACGTTTGTCATAATTAGGCTTTAGCTTTTGAAACTTTAGCAGCTTTAGGTTCGGGAGTTGACTCAACCTTGTTTTCTGAAGATTTAGCCTCTTCGACTTTTTTAGCTTCATCTTTAACTAACTCTGCTTGTAGTTCAGAATAGGAGTAACCAGTAAAGGCCTTATGCTCAGTAACTTCTACTTCAGGCTGAATAAATTCTTTAGTAGTAGGTTTAGTAATAACTAGCTCCGCGAAGTTGTTATACGCTAGTTGAGCAATTTCTGTACTTTTAGTTTCTTCTTCCGAAACAGCGATGTATCCTAGGGGCAATATATTTACATAGCCGTTACGAATGACTAGGGTAGTTTTAGTTTTGTTTACTAGATAATTTTGAGTCATGTTATTCCAAGGTTAAAAGATGTATATGCTATGTTAGCTCTTAGGGGTATACATTTGGTTAATCCTGGCCATTATCTTTTCGTCCTTGTGTTGCTGGTACTTGTGTAGACCTAGGAATCCTGCTGTACCTACCCCTACAACACCCACGCCCGTTTTAATTCTAGTGTTGGTAGATTCTGATCTAGCTTTTCTAGCAAGCCTCTCCATGGCTCTAATAGAGTCCTGGGGCACTTGGTTTCTTAACGATAACCCACTACGGTTGGCAGAGTTTAAGGAATGTGCCATACCCTCATAGCTACGAGCTGAGTGAGCTGTTAAGTTATCTGTTAATTTAGTAGCTTTGTGAATAAGATCGTCTGCGTTAAAGCGAGGAAATTTCATATTTAGTAATCCTAGTTAATAAGTGTATTTTAAGGTTATGTAGATTCAATAAATAAGAATAAACGTGGTATAAGAAAAGTGTATAGAAATATACCACCTCAACTTAGCTAGATAGGAAAATATGATTACGACGAAGGTAGGGGACTTGCTTAGTGTTACTAGCGGTATTATCGTGCATGGGTGTAACGCGCAAGGAGTTATGGGGTCTGGTGTAGCCAAGGCTATTAGGGAGAAGTGGCCTAGGGTATACGAAGATTACAAGAATGAGGAAAAATTCAAAGGGCTATATGAAGGATCTACTATTTACACCACTGTTGCAGAAAACTTAGTAGTGGCATCTACCGTTACTCAAGAATTCTACGGTAGAGATAAAAGTAAAGTGTACGTTGATTACCACGCTATACAGTGCTGTTTTTCTTGGATAAGAAGAGCAGCGGAGAACACGGGACTTCCGGTCCATTTCCCATTAATAGGGTGTGGTTTGGCTAATGGAAATTGGGGCGTAGTATCTTCTATTATAGAAGAAGCTTTAGGCCCTGATATTAAATCTACTCTTTGGCTACTAGAGGAAAAATTATGATAGAAGCACAAGCGTACGTTAGAAAAGGTCAGTGGTGGCACAGGAATGTAGGGCTAGGTCCTGTAAAAGTAGACTGCGTCGGTAGAACTTATATTTACGTAACTGAAGGGGTATTTGATCTACGATTTACTATTCCAAGATCAGAGTTTTTTCGGGAGTATAGCAAAGGTAAAAACCCAGTACTGCCTGAGTTTGATCCGCTACCAGTAGAAGATATTACACAAGTGTTTAGCGTGACTAGTGATATCCTGGAATTAGGGCAAACTTGGGGTAGCTACAATAGATCTAGTGCCACCATTACTGAAATACTAAATAGAGGTATGGGGGTTAAATATACTACGGCTAGATCAGCAGGTATGGAATTTAGCCTGTCTGCTAATACCTTTAGAAGCATGTACCCTGTATTTATTACCAAGGTCCTCCCGGCGATTACCATCGAACCTGAAGATAGAGTACTGGAGGTAGGTGCATTTTATGAGAGGATAGTTCAACTACAAGGATGCCTTGACGTAGGGAATAGGGTGATACTACTTGGGTTTGAAGAGAACTACGTAACGTACCAGTTTACTCCTAACGCCACCTCAGTATTTTCTCTAAGAGTAGATGATTTTTGGTTAACATTTAGAAAAGAGGTTCCTATTTTGGATGCACTTGTTCTTCCGCCTACTTTGGATCCTGTAATTACTCTATCTAGCCCACTTACGTTTCAGTCATACAAAGAATCTTACAAAGGATTTTTACCCTTTATATCAGAGACGATCCCTATTAACCAAGAACTAGCAGCACTACGCCAAGAAGTAAGTTTACTAAAGGACTTGTTACGGGAATCTTTTACCTTACACACTCAAAGGCCTAAAGGATACGGGGATTGTATGGGTAGAATCAAGGCAGTTTTGGAGAAGTAGAAGTACTGTAGAATAGAAAAAGCCTGATCACTCCAGGCTTATTTTTAGCGTATACTAGTGAAATCTCGGAGGATGAAGAATGCCCATAGTAGTGACTAATGAAGAATTTCAACTGAGATCTATAAGAGCTCATCCGGAAGGGTCCGGAGTAAGTAGACCTAGGATGGTGTACGTCAACGCAAAGACTCCAGTGTGTATTACATGTGATGTTCACAATGAAGATTTTTATCAACTACCGTCTAAGCACATTGCAGGGCAAGGGTGTCCTAAATGCAAAGGTGCAAAACTTAGACTAGCTTTTGTATCGAGTAAAGAGGTGTTCGTAAGTAAGGCAGAATTAAAACATCCTGGACTAAATACTTATGATCTAGTAGAGTATGTAAATAGTAAAACTAAGGTAAAAATACTATGCCTAAACCATAACACTTATTACCTAAAAACCCCAGAGAAGCACTTATCAGGTCAGGGGTGCCCTAGTTGTGCAATTGAGAGTACGCCACAATGCGTATCTAGGCCATTACCGTTAACCCTAGAACTGGCTTACGCGCTAGGCTTGAATAATATAGATTATTCCAAAGTAACAGAAGTGACTTGTAAGGACAAGGTAGTTCTTACCTGTAGTATTCACGGTGATTTTTTAACCACTATGGATAATCACTTAAATGCAGGTAGTAGTTGTCCGAAGTGCTCTCATATAGTAAGCAAAGCTCAAATATCTTTATTTAAATATATTCAGAGCATAAAACCAGATGCAGTAGAGAATAAGAAATTATTAGATAATACAGAACTAGATGTATTTATCCCTTCTCTTAATTTAGGATTTGAGTATAACGGACTATATTGGCATGGGGAGGGGAAAAAAGACAAAGGGTATCACCTTAGGAAAACTAACCAGGCGGAATCAGAAGGTATTAGATTAGTACATATCTGGGAGGACGAATGGCAGAGTAATCGTAGTAAGGTGGAGAACTTGATTGCCAGTCTAACGGGATTATGCAAGACTACTTGTGGGGCAAGGGAGTGCGTTACTCAAGCTATATCCTGGAAGGTATGTTCAGAGTTCCTACAACAAAACCACTTGCAAGGAGAGTGCGCACCTACCAGTATGTGTTACGGGTTACTTAAAAACTCCGAGGTAATCTCCGTTATGTGCTTCACAACATCTACGGTAAAGAATAACGAGGTAGAACTCATTAGGTTCTGTAGTAGTGGCAATGTACCGGGAGGATTTAGTAAGTTACTAAAGTACTTTCTCTCTATTACAAACTTTGACTCCGTAATTAGCTTCTCTGATAAAAGATGGAGCCAAGGAGCTATATACAGTAGTAGAGGCTTTATTAAAGTAGGGAATACTGATCCGGCATACTCATGGTGTAAAGGTATGGTTCGGTATCATAGACGAGGATTTCAGCACAAGTATCTAGCATCCAAACTTAAAGTGTACGACCCAAACATGTCTGAGTCGAAGAATTGCAGGGCTAACGGATATTTTAAATTATGGGATTGTGGTAAGGATAAGTGGGAACTAAAAATCACCCTACCATAGAAAAAGCCTGGATCACTCCAGGCTTATTTTTTAGCTAACTCTAATTTTTAGATTAGAAATTGCAAACTTGAATAGCGTTGATGTTACCAATACCAGCACCGATGGCTTCGTAGGTGCGGAACTCGATCATATCTGCTTCCGTTTTTAGGAACACGGTTGGCTCCTGTAGGGAGTAGAACTGACCTAGATACTCTTGAGGAGCAAAGATGATAGCTTGGTTAGCAGCGACTAGTTCAGTCTTATTCGTAGTGATGATCTTGTAGCCGAAGAAGTTATCTAGGCTAGTTTGACCACGGAATAGACCACCTGCGGTTTCACTACCAACAGTGGTAGCAGGTTGAGCTAGTAGATCAGCGTACATTGATTGTGACATCAAGATACATCCGACCGGTAGCTTACGGACTAGAAGTTTCTTAACTGCGTTCATTAGGTTAGGGATAGTGAAACCACCTGAGATAGTGAACACGTTACCAGCAGCAGCAGCGATAGCATTAATGTTACCGATGAAGTTGGTATCTTCTTGTGCTTGAATATCTTTGACACTGTTCTCTTGCAAGATAGTGCGGATATCAGTACGATACGTAGCTAGTTCAAACTTTGACTTCTTGAACGTTACTGATTCGATCTTTTGGAACGTAACAGGATAGCGACCACCTTTGAAGTAACGAATTTCGCCACGACCTAGGAAAGGCATATTGGCTGCTACCGAATCAGGCTCAGTCTCAACGATAATGGTTGGCTCTTCGGTGAGTTGACGGTCTAGTTCTGATGCAGTGATCTGAACTGGGGTCAAAATCTTACGGGTAAAGCCGTCTTCCCGTAGCTTCTGACGAACGAAAGCTGACATAGCCGCGCCTGCTTCTTTTTCTAGGCCTTGATCAATCTTATCTAGGAAAGACTGGTTTAGGAATTGAACGTTAATGGTTTCTGTATTATAGCTCATATTATTCCTTATTTCACTAAGATGGTGATTGATGCAGTGTCTCTACCGGCTACGCCTGGAGTGATACCGATGACGTGACCCACGATATTGTCCGTACCTACAACGCCAACGACTAGTTGACCTGGGTTAGCAGCCTTAGTGGTAACAGCGGCGCCGTTAGCAAAAGAACCGATGGCACCAGCAAAGTTTGACACTTCAACAGTAAAGCCACTCCAAAGTACAACTGCTTTACCAGTAACGGCAGACGAGTTACCAGTAAATAGACCTGGAATAGTGACGCCACTAATTACGACTGGGATTGCTGAAGTATCGCCGTTACCTGAAACAACTAGACCAACGATAGTTGACAAGTTACCTGCGGTACCAGCTTTATCGACTGAACCATCTGCTTGACGAGTAACCCAATCGCCGTTCGATAGAGTAGTGAGAGCTTTAATATTCTCTGCACGATCGATGGCACCTTCATTAGGCCAACCACGACGGACCATTGCGGTATATTCCATTAACATATTTAAATCCTTGTAAGTTAATTACCAAGCTTAAACTTGGTGGGGTGTTGATTATGTTGTGCCACAATTAAGCAGCTATCTATATTTTAATACGTAAACGTAAAACGGTAGAAAGTCAAGCTAATTATATGAGTATATTTAAAAAATAGATTTAGTTTGAGCTCTAGTATGTTGATTACGAAGACTAGTAATACCCTCTTTATTTTGAGTAGTAGAAATAGAAGAGTGTAATTTAGTAATAGGCTCAATACCGGATTTATTAATACCGCTAGCAGTAGGAGCCCTTGTCTTAGCTAAGCTCTTAACTCCAGAAAAGTTAAGGGCCGCTATTTTAAGTAGGTACCTATTAACCATTACCAAGCATAAATTCTAGTAGGGGATCCGTCACAGGACGCGAGTACCCGGAGGCTTGACCCATCTCCCAAGGCTGCTCCATAACAGAGGCAATCTTAGTAAGTACTTCACTATCCATCTTTTGAAGCGCGGCCAAATCTTCATTAGTGAACGCACCATTGGAAGCAGCTTTAGTAATACTAGTAGGAAGAACAACTTCAGAGTATGCATTATCTTGTGCGCTTTTAGTCAAAGCGTCGATCTCAGCTTCTAGTGAATCTATATATTGTGCAGCCTTCTGCATAAGATCAGATGAGGTATCTTCAACAAGAGTCTCTGACTCATACGAAGCTAAGTCTTTAAGATGAACTCCAGCAGCTTTGACCATTTTTACAGCCGTATCAATATCGATACCTGCCATGGTTAATTGAGAGCAAGCTTCTTTCTCCATGTCTTGTTGATCTAGTTCACGACGAGCGTCTGCTTCGGTAAAGCCAGCTTCTTTGAGCAAACCCACCGCAACTTCGTAAGGGGAAGCTTCTTGTAGTTCTGCTGCTTTTGTTAAGAGTTGTTGTGATAGGTTTGTCATAATAATATTTTAATCCTTGCTGTATTGATCGTGCATACGTTCGGACATGCCTTCCAGGTTTCTAGTCTGTCTACCTTTAACCGCCATCAACCCACCAGCTGTGGAACCTAGGAAACCACCTAACATAGCCGATCCTCCCTGTAAGTAAGGATTTTTAGCGAACTTTGGAATTTTACTTAAACCATGCCCTATAGCCGATCCTACTCCAAACCCTGCTGCACCACCTACTATATTACCACCTATAGACTTTATCGCGGTACCCTTACCTTGTTCCGACCCCAGTGCTGATTGATGTTTCATGTTACCCCACCAACCTTTGTCAGATACCGTCTTACCGTATTGGCTAGCAATCCCTTGCTCCATTCTACCCGCTCCCTCCCAGTAGTGTTTCTTAGCGTCTGCTTTATAATCTGCGGCAATCTTCTCTAAATACTTATTAGTCATTTCTAATCCTGGGTTAATAATGTCGGATGCATTATGTTTAATTCTTTTAGGGCGTCATTATGAGCCATCTTATTACCTACATGTAGAGCTAATCCCCCTGCTAAACTACCGCCGATTAATCCCGCCAATGCAGGTCTACCACCTGTTTTACTTGCTTTATAAGCTAATCCTGCTCCTACTCCTAATCCAGTTACTCCAGGCAATATCCCAGTCTTCCAGTTATTATCAATAGACTTAGCATAGTGGTGGTATTGACTACGGTCTAGATTTACTCTAGGAGTAGCCCAGTCACCTCTAAAAGAACCTGAGTGGCCTTTGACGTTATAGCTCTCTTCTGCAATCTTTTCTAGGTAACGGTTGGAGGCTTGCTTATTCATATTCTCGATATTATCTCTACGAGAAGACAACGCGTATGCACCAGAACCTACGAGAGCAGCACCCCCTAGTACTAGTGGATTTTTTACTAAATTCATTGCTGATCTCACCCTGATCCTGCCATAGTCAGTAGGTGCTACCCCCTTTTTAAATTGGTAGCCTATGCCGGGGTCTTTCATAACACTAAAATTATGCTTGGCATCTTCAGCCTTGTCCCGTAGCCCTGTCATAAGGTATTCTTTAATAAGGTGATAGTCTGCTTGTTTACTCATGCTCTCAGAGTTTCTCTTATTATTGAACTTAACAGCGGCGTAATCTCCTAGTAGTCCGATAGTACCGCTTACCGCACCTAATCCTATAGCTTTTTTAAAGCCAGGACTACGCAAAGTTTTTCCAGCAGAAGCGATAGGTGACCTAGCTGCAGCCATTAAGCGCTTGCCTAGTGGGATAACGTTTTTTTCTTGAGGCCCATTTATACCTAGGGCATTAGCTACGGGATTAGAAAGCATACCACCCCCGAACCCTACCGCACCAATCACGGCAGTATCTTTTAATTCAGAACTATGTGAGGGTTGGGTAGGTGCATTCAAGGAGGGGAGTGATTTACTCATATATGATTAGTACTGTTTAACCATAGCCACTGCAGTATCAAAGTCATAGCCTTCTGAGACTAGTTCATTGATTGCGGCTTGTTTTTCACGAGTAGCTGCATAACCGCCTACTCCAGCAGCTCCAGTAGCAGCCAATCCGGCACCAATTTGAACCAAGCCATTACGAGCTAGAGCTTTGACTCCGTCCATACGATGACCTGGAGTTTTTACAGCTTTCACAGCATCTCCTGCGTGTTGACCTGATCTCCAAGTATTAAAAGCTGCATCATCGGTAGCATTCCGTGCTGCTCCAGTGGTTTTACCGTACGCCCCTGATACCGCACCTTTAGCTTTACTATAAGCTCCTGATACAACTGCTTTTGCCGAATCTAAACGACTGGCTTCTTTAATCATTTCAGCCGCAGTGTCAAAATCGTAACCATCTTCAATTAAGTAGTTAAACGAGGCTTGTTTAGTAATCATGTTATTCCTTTTATAATTTTGTAAAGTACAGATCTAAAAAAGGGGACCGAAGTCCCCTTCTGAGCTTATTTTATTAAGCGCCGTAAAGTTCGTATGATTTCTCGTTAACTAGGTTAACTGCTAGATCGTAGTCCACGCCGTTATAGCATAGTTCATCTAGGGCAGCTTTCTTTTCACGACCTAGTGCGTATGCACCTGCACCGCCTGCTGCTGCTAGACCTGCGGCCCCTGCGGCCGACTTGCCCTTATTAGCGGCGATAGCATTGCCCGCCTGGGTAGCTTTGCCCTTAAGGTAAGTCGCACCTTTAGCTGCATTGCCATATGCTTTACCCGCTGCGCTACCGACTGCACCAGCAACAGAGTCCATACGACTAGCTTGTTTAACCATGGCAACCGCATAGTCAAAATCTACGCCTTGATCTAGAAGATCGTTTAGGGCAGCTTGCTTGACATGGGTGTCATACTCTGATTCTAGTGCGTCTGATGCTGACTTGACCATATCAACGGCTGAGTCAAAATCGTAGCCAGAATTGACTAGTGAGATAACAGCAGCAGTTTTCTCATGAGTTTCACCATCTAGGCCTTCAGGGCCGATTTGTTGATTCTGGTTAGGGGCTTGGCGTAGAACAGCAGCGCCTTCGGCACCTGAGTTATTACCGGTCATGTTTGAGTCTACCGCGCCATGAGCTTGTGCGTCTTGGACGATTGAATCAAAGATTTGGTTAATAGTGCCGCCGTTACCTAGGCCATCGGTACCTGGGGTTGATTGAAAGATCTGGTCATGTTCAGCGCGTTGAGCCATTTGGTCTTGAAGCATCTTATTAGGTACGGCGCCTGGGGCTAGGCCACTCTCAGTATTAGTATCGCCGATACCAGCTTGTTTTAGGAGGGCTTGTGCTAGTGCTTTACCAGCGTCTGATGCTTGTTTGTTCATAGTGTCTTCACCTTTAGTAGTATTTGAATCGCTTTTTACGGAAGCAAACTTTTCCATAATTTCTCGTGCTAGTGCTGAACCCGATTTGTAGGCTGCTGACTTCTCAACTCCCTGCTCGTCTTTGTCTTCTTTAGTGTCTTTTTTTACAGACTTAGCGTCTTTATTTTCTTTGTCTTCCTTCTGGTCCGTACCGTCTTCCTTGTCTGGAAAACCTGCAGACTTTTCAAGACCGGCTAATAGGTCATCTAAATTCATTCTAAATCCTTGTGTAAGTGTTTGTGGTACAACTTCTATATTCCTGCTACTTCTTAATCGCCTGTATCATAGAGGCTTTGGCCAACTGATAGGATACTTTATAATCCGAAGCAGACTTTACTAAGTTTATTTTAACATGGGAATAAGCATTAGCTTCTGCTGACTCCTTCATTTTAGCTTCGATTTGTCTAGAGATGTACCATTTCATAAGTAAAGCCGTGGAACCTATTCCTAGCAGCACCTTGATTAATTTACCTATACTAGACTTATCTTCGGAGTGACCTGTAGACATTAGGAATTCCCGTACAGTAGGCTCAGGCACTGGGCCGTTACCTGCGTAACCTACGCCCGTACTTCTAGCTATATTCATTCCTCTCGCTGAACGAATACCTACGTACTCTGGAAACATGGAGCTAGAATCCATGTATGGACCTAACATATTCGCTACTTTAGTAATAGGCTGATGATTTGTTATACACGCATCCTCTGGTGGTAATATAAGGTTGGCAATACCGTGCTCCTCAACTAGCGCCTCAACTACGGGTCCGCAACCCTTCATAGATGAACCGTTTTCTACTTGGCCTACTAGCTCTGCCAAGAAAGATACTGAAGGACTCATACCCATATGGGCTAGGGTAGCCATAACTTCAGGCAGTGGGAAATTCTTTAGAACTGAAATTAATTTTAACTCAGGATCTGCTACCTTGCTTAAGATTGGATCTAACGCGTGATCATAGTCAACTATTTGCCCATCAACTTCTTTTATTAACTCTGAGAGTTTTTTAAAGGCAGAGGCTTTAGTTAAAGTAGTGTCTGTTAACCCCTCTATTACAGCCATCTCGGCTGAGCCTATTACCGGTTCTGATGAGTTCTGGGCGGCCAGCTTTTGTAAGACGGATGAGGTTACGTCAGCTGGGCGGACAACTATTGACATGTCAAAGAATTTTAAGGGTGCTAGATTTAAAGACTGAACTTTTCTACCATCCGGATATACCTTGCCTAAATCGTCCCTTAAATGTGAACAGTACTCTTGCAAGGTATGCGCCTTGTTACCGCAGATAGAGCATACGTCATAGGCCGTTTTACAAGCCATTGAGGTTGCAGGGAACTCTCCCCTAGATAAGCGATCTACGATGTCGGATCCTTTTACCTTATCAATCCAAGCAACTACCTCAACTCTATGCATGCGCTCGTTATACACGGAAAATACAACCTGACCTATTGCTATGGCTGGGTTTTTATTTTGATGATTACGAAAAATGTGAGAGGGAGAGGTTACGAAAGTACCATGACAATCTATTAGATTGGCTTCTGGGAAATAGTCAGAGTTTCTATTAGCCCCAAAATACTCCCCAGCCCCCATAGCCAGTATGTGAACGTATATCTTAGTAGGATCAGGTACTATTCCTAAAGAAAATTGAGTGATACGGGAATCAGAGGCCTGCTTAATCATACCTTTAGAAGAGTCTAAATCCAGTATGGTTATTTGAGGCTCATCTTTATAAAAAGAACTAGATTCCACCAGCTTAATAAGTGCCATAGTTATTTTCCACCCTTAAATGAATGCTTCAGATACGCCGCACCACCTGCAATACCTGCCGCACCTAGCGCAGCCATACCTACTCCTTTTCCGAATCTACTTCTATTCTTAGACGCGTATTCTAGAATTTCCTTAGCAGAGTTTTTCTTATAGGTAGGGGATCCCACGATATGATCTGTGTGGATTCCCCCTTTGGCTGTGTAGACGCTATCTTGAAAAGTGTGCTTCATAGCCTCGTCTTGCATCCTGTCGCCAAAATTAAACTTAGTAGCATTCTTATAGTTTGTGTATTCAGGATTATCTACTCCCCTAAGACCTTCTTTCCAGTCAGGTACGTTGATCTTGGTGACACTTTTATTATTACCAGTGAGCATTCTTTTTAGTACAGGAAGCTCCGGCTTGTTAGCATCCCCTACCATGCCTAGGGTTTGTTTAATATGAGTACCAGATTCTATCTTATTCTGGTTCTCCCCGTACATCATTGCCCTATACTTACTCTTCTCAGCAAAAACTAAATCTTTATTATGTTCTGTTAATCCAGCTATATGGGAGACCCCGGTAGTTCTATTAGGGGTCAACCCCTCCATCTTAATCTTAGCGGTATTAGCATCAGAAGACCCGTGGAAGTAAGTACTTCTACCGGTCAAGTTTCCTCTACTATAGTTATGCTGAATAACCCCAGCTCCGCCCAGCACTGCGGTCCCCGCCAAAACCTTTTTATCGTCGGGATCTACTAGATCTTCTGCAATTTTAGTCAAATACTTATTCATAGTTTATAGTTTTTTAGGGGATTGTCGTAGTGCAGGTACGGCGCTAGGAACAATAGTAGATGAACTTAAAGTTCTATTTATATTTTGTAACGCAGCTAAAGATCGTCTTTCTAAATTAGCTTTATCTTGATTAGTAATAGCGGTAATTTTACCGTTATTATAATTAGCAGCAGATAGCCCTAACCCCGTACCCGACATCAGCAAACTGGCCTTTGCAATATGACTAGACTCTTTAAAAGCATTTTTCATATTGTTAGCTATTCTGCTAATGGCGATCTTCTCTAGATATTTGTTACCTGCATTTTTAGTCATCTCTTGATACGGGCCTTCAGACTCTTGGTTATATTTGAACTGAGAATTTTGATTGCCAGTAACATCCGCAGGAGAAGTTATCCCCTGCGTAAAAGAACCTGTGGAGTTTCTAACACTAGGCTGATTATTAGATATAGGTTTTTGGGCTGAAGCTGTCATTCTCTGCATAGCGACCTTCCAAATCAGTGAGAGTTTTAATAGTCATAGGGTCAATACCGTCCCCGTGAATCGCATTAGTCAGTACTGCGGTAAGCACATTAACGTCTGTAGATACATTAGGTGCAAAGCGAAATAGGGTATTAGCATACTGCATTACTTTATCTCTAGGAGCTTCATGGATAATATGATTACCTGCAATAGCTTTCTCTAGAGAAGCTAGAAATTGAACATGTAGGTTACCACGATTAATCTTCTTATACAAAACACCTGCTCCACCAATGCCTAGAGATAGTAGCAGTCCTCCTAAACCTTTACCGGCCTCCCCCATGAAACCATTACGAAGACTTCCATAAGGTCCTTTATTTCTTTGCTCAAAGTCAAACTTTTCTTGCTCCAAATCTGGATTTCGCCCAGAGGGGGATAAAGGACTCACGGGAGCAGCTTCCTTAATAAACCCATCCATAAAATCTTTGACCTGACTAATATCCCCGGCAAACTTTTCCATCGCGTATTCTTGTACTTCATTTAACATAGTAGTATCCATTATAATTTATCTTACGAACGTTGTAGAGCAGACCAGGCATCTTTACTTTCACCTGTGCTAGTATCTTTACCAGGGCTATACATGGCTGCATCAAATCCTATTGTAGCACCTGTACCAATAACTGCTCCGATACCTAAACCTTTACGCATTGGTGTCAGAGGTTTACCAATTTTAGCTTTAACTACGTTACCTGCCTTATTACCTAGGTTAACTGCGGTATTGGCTATACCTTTTCCGATAGCCTTAATAGGTGTAGCTACGACGGATCCTATCATCTTACCAATACCTGAACCCATAGCTCCTAGGAATGCTACTTTAAGTAAGGCGCTTCTATCTGATAAAGCTTGTTTCTCGGAAATAGAACTTTGAAGTAGACGCGCCTCTTTATATAGATCCGATAACCGAATAACCTGTTTAAGCTCAGCCTGTTTAAATAGTCCAGAATCAGAGTAAACTTTAGTTTCCCCAAACGCCATCTTAGTTAAGGCACTAAATTCTAGCCCGGACGTTACCGTAGCTAATTTTTCTAAGCCTTGGCTGTCAGCCTTTACTGCACTAGCGGCCTTAATCATCTCCGGAAGAATAGTGGTTGCTCTATCCTTTAGTTCCTGTAGCTGAGCATCGTTAATAGCCGCTTGCTTAATAAACAGAACTCGTTGTTCAGCGTCTACCAATTTCGTAGAAGTAAAGCTTGAGGGTACTGATTTTCCTAGAGAGGCGGATTTAGTAATAGTAGTAGCGTAACCTTGACTGGACTCAGGTAAACTGACCTTTGCCATAACTTCTGCATATTTACATAGCGGAAATTCAATAGTACGATCATCCGTAAGAGTTAGTACTTTCAGGTAGGCGATAGAGTTGGTAGCCTCTACCGAACGTTGAATTTGTTCGGAGTTAAGTTGAAGGGATGACGCTTGTTTGGCCAAGCCTTCACTTAACGGAACTTTATGGTTTAAGAAACCCTCTACCGTCTTAATGGAGATGTCTCGAATCTGATCTGAGGTAATTGATGGCATAGGGTTCCTATAGGTGCGGTAATGCAATAGCTTATTTTAAGCTGGGTTAACCGTGCCCTGTATAGTGTTGAAACCGCCTAAGCTTAGGTTTTTTTATTTTCCTAGGACGGTGAATGGCCCTCTCACTCCGAGGTGTCTCCGGAGGTTTGAGCATTTTGGCAATCTTTTCTAAATATTTGTTACTCATTATTTAATCCTTCAAAACCCTCAAACTCTGTGACGCCGTTAGCGAAGTCTTTTTCTCTGTCTAGATCACTATACCCGCCGAACTCCGGAACAACTTCCATCAACGCTAACTCAATGTCTTTCTTAGCTGCTGCACTGTCTAGTACCCATACTTTAATTAGACGAGCAATATCCATAGACAATTTAATGTACTTAGTGGATTCCTTACTAGCGTCCGAGATATTTCCATTGAATAGGGCTTCTTTAGACTTAAACACGCACATAGTATATAGATCTTGTAAACCATCTACGGGGGATATATTTACTTGCTTTCCAAGTCGCCACTTTAAAAAATCAAGACCGACGGAAGTAGCCCATAGCTTAAGATTATTTTCTTCTTTATTAGGACCATTCAGCAGTTCCATCTTACTGAGCTTATCTAGGCCTTTTACGTCGTAGATTAGAGTTCTGTAGGATTCTAAAACTTCTACAGGTATCTCTAATACGTCGGATATCTCTTCAAGATTTTCAGAAGCTAAAAAAGAGGCCTCTACATACATTTTCTTTAGAGGGCTGTTTAATATTCGTTTAGCTTTGGAATAGGATATCGCCTCAGGGCAGGTAGGGTCTTGTATAATCTTATCTACAAGAAGGTCTGCACCAAGGGATTTGAGTTCAATTAGGATTGATTTATCGTCTAGGGCCATGTGCTAGTTTAGTACTAAGTTAAGACGACATATCTTTCTTACGGCTAAGAGCATACGCTCCTAGCCCTAGAGCTCCAGCAGCGCCTATACCTAGGCCGATCTTACCTTTGGTTCCTAGTTTGAAGACCTGTTTAGCAGGAGAGGGTCTCTCTACTAACGTAGGCTTTTCTACCCGAATACCCCCTACTAAAGGTTTTTCTACCGTAGGTTCATACTTGGGAAGACCGTGATCAACCCTAAGTTGTACAGGTAACCTAGGGTATGGATCACCCATTTTTTTAGAAAACCCGGCATTATGTGCAGTCATACGTTTATGAGTACTTTCTGCATGATACCTATTAAATTCAGGAGAAAAACTGGGGTTCATAAGACTAGAATGTACCCTTACTTTATGGTCTTGGGAGTCCATAAACTTTTGTAGTCTTTCCTGTGTGGCATTTGAACCATGTATATTTTTCTGTATCCACTCTGTAGATACCGCAATCTTCTCTAAATATTTATTTTTAGACATGATCAACCCCTACCTTTCCCAGACTCAGGCTTGATGGCCAACATCTCTTTAAGCTTGATAGAATTATCTCCCAATGTCCGATATGTATTCTTCAAACTAGACAGGAATGAAAACACCGAATCAATGTCGTTACCTTCAGCTAATTGATTTATATTGACCCGGCTTAGGAATAGTATACGGCCTAGCTTATCTATACATTGTTCGATATCTGGTTGATATTCCTCAATGAGATCATACATATCTGGAGTCTGTAGCAACTCCGAGATGATAGTGGCTTCAGTACTTTGAGCGTCTCCTAGCTTAAGAGAGTTCTGTACATTAGGCATGAATGATCCATTCAAACCGGTCTTAGGAACAGGGGCAGGCATTTGTCCAGGATACTCTCTGTCCGCAGCTTTAAAGTTACTATTAGCCTGCTTAGAAAGGTATACCACTAACCGCTTTTTCTCCTTAGCTTGCTTAATGAAAGACTTGGCTAAGGTAGGTTCAATATGTTCTACGCTCGCTAGTTTGTGCATTAAGTCCGCTTCAGAGCCCACTACTTTATTATTGACCGAGAACTCCACATTGTCGTATCCGATATTAATCTGGTCCCCAAGCATTGCCGCCACGGATAGCTCACTGCGCTTAGCTGCGGAATTAATACTACGTTCGAGGTGTGTGGATACGTCTTCCTTTAGTACCAATACTAGGGAAGAAAAAGGCATATAAATAGTACTCCCTACGATAGTAGGCTTGGCTCCATAGTTTCTAGATGCACAAATATTATTAATAAAATGAGGAGCGCCAGCTACGACGTGCACTGAAATTTCTACTCCAGTACTACCGTGAGTTACTCTTTTGGCATTAAACACCCCAAGCAAGTTAGCGTCAGTATCTATAACTGCGAAACATTCTCCTGAACTTAAATCTCTAGGTAGAACAGGTGGATTGTTAGAGAATAAAGTATCTAGTACCATTTTACGATCTAGCTTACTACCTACTGAAATAAAAGATTGACCGACAGCGTAGGCTCCGTTAGTAAATAATGCAACCGACTGAGTACTTGAGTTAGTGCCTAGATCCATTATTTTAGGAATAAAAGCTTCTCTAGCCTGCCCGTTACCTAGGACTAGTTCGTGGTCGGAATTACCGTCAAGATTAGTAACCGAGGTAAATTTAGTATTCTCACTATTTTGTAATACTGCAACTCTGCTAGTACCCGCAGATTGTTCGCCTCTGGCAGAATATCCATCTTCTAAAATAGCTGCAATTTCCCCGGAAGTCAGATTTGAAGAAGATCCAGTCACAATTGAAATAGGGCTTTGGTTAGTCACTCTAGCCATACTAGAACTGGCTGTTGGAGATTTTAATGCAGCAAAAATATCTCTAATAGCGAATAATTTATTCAGCTCTTCATATACAGATTTCTCTTCCGCCACCTTAGTTAAAGTAAATTCTTTTAAGTATTCCGGCATAGACGCTAGAAAATCACCAAGCCTAGACGTAGATGCATATGCAAATTTACCTGTTCTAGGAGGGGTTATGAGGTTAGTTAAGTCAGGGTTGGCCTGAACCCCCGCAGGGATCTTAACTCCTTTACCTTGGGTTTCTTGACTTGCAGTTAGGATAGACATAACTGTTTTTTTAGTCAAAGGAAAGAACTGCCCTGTAGAAGTTTTAAATACGCTATCGATAGGATATATATTTTCTGCCTTACTTATTACCGGAACGTAGAATAAATCCAATCCTGTTCTAAGGATAAATACGCCGACCTTTATATCAGTAGCCTGAGGGAGATCCTCGGATATGTCCTTGTAGCTGACTATGTTATTACCCAGCTCAGGGGCTACTTGTAAAAACTTAGCCAGAGCCAACGGATAGATGTCAACTTCTTGTGTCTGATTTGCACTTTGATCCACGAATTAATCCTTAATAAAGTTATGACTTATTTTAAACGTTAACAATCGGGAAAGCTAAGCTTAGTTCCGCTTGCTTTAGTTTTGATAGGGCCCCCTGGATAAATAGAGTTAGGGGTTACGGTGTCTCCAGTAGCAGCTAGAGATACCCCCTCTGCAGACATGCCATTATTAGCTATTTGGTAGCTACTACCACGTATAATTTTATTAGCGTAGCGTTCCGGAGTCATTCCAAGCCCGTCCGACGCTCCTATTATTCCCAAATACGCAGAAACTGCCGCAGTTAATCTATTATTAAAAATACCTTTTTTAACTAAGTTATCGACATATATAGATCTGTACTTCCCCTCTAGGACTATTAACCCAGCCAATATTTGATTACGAGTATTCCCTAGTAAGATAGTGGACACATTCATTCCAGGATCTAATATCAAGGGGGCCGCTAAGTCAGGCCTAAGTCTTTGAATCTCACTCTGACCCCCGGGACTGGCACCCTTAGTAACATAATATCCGGTTACTTGAGCTAAACCAAATGCAGCTATAGAGTCGGTAATGTTCCCCCGCTCTTCAGCGGTCCCCATATTATATTTATTCTTAATAGCGGACCAGGATATTACTTTATTAATATGAGACTTGGGGTAAGTTATACCTCTTCGTGGTTTAAAACTACTCTCCGTATATATTAACGACATAATGATATTAACTATGTCAGTCTCTCTAGCTAGTGTACTGGAGAAACTAGTCTGCAGTATTTCTTTTATCTCCTCTCTCACTATTTGTTTAAAAGAGGAGTTGGTAGTCACCGATACAGGATTAGACTGTAGATTACTAGTACTTACCATTTGGACTTTCTCCAAATTCTGTACCCATGATGTACGGGGTAATAGGATCTGAACTATGGATAGGGCTTTCCTCGTTTAGGGCTGCAGCTTGCGTAATAGTGTCTTTAAGCTTTGAGAACGCTAGTTTAGAAATCCAGTTCTTATCTAAAAGTTTAGCGGTTTGCAGACCAGGCACTAAAGGTATAAACTTCATTTTGGTAGGGGATACCTCTACTTCGGTTACCCCGTGAGACTTAAGGTCCTGAATATGATTGTAGTCCAGTAGCGTACCCGCTGTAACATTGAGAACTCCATCCGCTAGAACTTTGCCCTCGGCCCTATCTATGGTTACTTTACCCTTATTGTGCTGAAGATACTTATTAAGATTGCCTATGGTTACCTTATCTCCTGGTAGGTACCCTGTTTCACCGGGATCTAAAATCTGCACATACTTAATAAGATTACTAGCTACGACTTCGAAGTGTCTAGGATCCAACCCTGCTTTGTAAATATCCCTTAGTTCATTGGCTAAGTATTCCCGACCCGCACCGAGCCCTCGTAGAGTTACTAATGTCCTAGGGTTAATAGTGCCTGTAGAGAGCCTCTCGCCTTGTTTAATCGGACTACCTACTTTATGTATTACTTTTTGAGCGATAGGTACGAAGTGACGAACTTCATTTACAAAAACTAAATGGTCTCCAAGAGGTGTTTCGGTTATTTTACTGATTACACCATTATTGTTGGAAATAGTAGCCTCATCTTGAAAGTTTTGGGCCGGATTATTCAATAGGTTAGCAGCCTGAGTATACGCGTTACCCTTACGCTCACCCACCGTAGCCCTATGCTTAGTACCTAGCATAGCTTGAGTAAGTACCTCTGAGATAGATTGAGCGGCGATAACTCCAACGTTCTCCCCTATGGTTGCAATCTTACCGCTGGCCATTAACCCGTAGCATTTTTTGCAAACACCTTCGTGGGCTTCACATGTAAGAGAAGACCTGACTTTTACTAATTTCTTACCTGACATTTTTAATTCAGAGATATAATGCTCATCTATTTGAGTATTGGTACCGGCTTCGAATCGACCTAGTATAGCCTTAGTATCTTCAACCTTATGCATGATGCCGTTTTTAGTAAAGCAATCATCTATGGTGATAACTGTGCCAAACAAAGTAGGGCTAATACGTTTAAACAAAGCTCCCGGAAGTGACGTGGATAATTGGGCGGATACGGTGGACGCTCGACCCATGTACGACAGGGCTAACTGTTCAGCAGGGGACATGCCTTGAGCGAAGGAGCTCTTAATTACTAATGGGACTAAATCTCCGGTCAAACCTGCAGACATTAGCGGAGTCGAGGTACCAACTGCTAATTGAGAAGGATTTCCTCGGGCCCCGGTCTTAGCCATCTTACCAACCATAGATCCTTTGGCTAGTAGAAAGTCCAAGTTCTGTTTTTTAATAACTTCACCATAGTGAGACGTTAGATCTAGTAGCGCAGTATTCTGATCTCCTTTAGATAGTCCTTTAGCTAGGACTGCTTTTACTTTGGAATCAAATTCCTGAATAATAGCCTCTCTCTCATCTGAATCATTTATATAGTGATCTAACGGAGTGGACGCACCTATCTCAGTAGCCTTATTAAAAAAGTGCTGACCTAGGCTGTTGATAGTATCATGAGCGTTTTCCCCACCTTTAACTAGCAGCATGTTAATCATGCTAGCCATACCGTCTTTATCTATAGTTCGATATAGATCAAATCCGGCTTTAGCTTCTGGAGTAGGCATTTGGCTCTTTAAAAAGATAGAGCCTGCGGTGGTATATTTTTGGGTATTAGTCATACCCTATTTTAATGAGAATTCAACGAAAGGCCCTTTTATTGGTATAAGAGAAGTACAGGGAAATTATACCCTGCAATGCAACTCTGCCAGGAATTTTATAGCATGAATAACACTAACGTAGTTGAAGTTAAAGCGGTTCCTGCAGGTCTGGTTCATCCCCGGTCCAGGATTTATGACTGCTTCAAATCCCGCCCAACATCCGCATTGACCACGACCCAACTGTGTAAGATCCTTCAGCCCGAAGGATATACTTATTCCCAAGTCCACAATGCGGTACAAGACTTAAAGAGAGAGGTACACCTCGAGGAAATCTCTGGAAGTGGTCGCAGCGGAGATCCTCTACGATTGGCCCTGACTGAGATAGCTACTCGATACGTAGCTACTGGCAAGTATCCTCGTAGCAGATCCAAGATGGTAGTTGCAAAGGAAAAGTACCTGAAGGCTAAGGGGGTCGCTGAAAAGTTGAAACTTATCAACTCCTCTCCGAAGCACCCCTCAAAGGGGGGCAATACTATTCAGACGGAGATACTCCGCCTTCATAAAGGCGAGTCACGGCTGCTGGAAACACCTGTGGGACCTATCACCAAGGTCTCCGTAGATTCCCTCCCAGTTGTGAACACCCCTCCTGTTACTAAGGGGGTCTCCGCTCCGGGGAGGGCCCTACCACCCGGCCTTCAAATCCTCTGGCGCGGACAGGTAATGTCCATTCCAGAGTTAAAGGAGTTACATAAGGAGCTGAGTAGTATCAGCTTCTTGTTCTCGGAGTAACTAGTAGAAGCGGCCCCTTACGAGCCGCTTCTTTTTTCATATAAAGGAATATCATGTCAGTAGAGATAAGTGTAACCAATACCCAGTCAATCCCCGTTATCGACGCTAAGCCTATTGAGCGTAGATATTACCAAGAGTACACTCAGAGATTATTAACTTTTATAAAAAAAGTAAATACCACTACTAATCAATTTACCTCAGTAATTAACCAGTATCCTACTAATGGATTTTATAAAAGTATAGATATATTTAGCGATATCCTAGGATGGGACTACAGTGCCCTAGAGACGTTTAAGAATAACCTGATGAATCCTAAAAATCTCAGCATACCAAGTTCACTGGTGCACACTGAAGATGGCTCTATTCTGTCTTTTATATGGGAAGAAGTTAAAGTAAACATAATTTACGCTACCCCCTTTTACAAACAGCTATTAGACTGGAATATAGGGGGGCTTATATCAGTAATTTCAAAAGATATGGGTTTGGTCATAAATAGCAAAGGATTAGGAGTTACTTTAGATAAGACATTTTATCTACTAACTAACGATTTGTATGTGTACTTACAAATGTTCTTTCATACCAGCTATCTTCCAAATTTTGCAGATCAACCATCCATGTATCGTTGGGTTACTACCTCTAAGTATTTTAATCAGGAGTCATTTTTAACGACTGACCCTATCCCCGTATCTGATATAGATACTATTCGAGGGGTAGACTATTCCTCGTTTAAAGAGTTTATTTCTAAGCCAGGTACACAGTGCTCTGACTACAATTTTCGAGCGGAGGGTAGCTCAAAGCCTTGGGTGGATCACTTGATTCGTAACTATCCAGATTCAGTTAATACGATTAGAAAAATCGAGGAGGAACTAAAGATCCAGGCATTATTATTTTCTAAAATTAACCCAGAACTAGTAGCAGGTTGGACGAATATTCCTAAAAAAAGTGACTCAGTTAAGTTTATTAACGATTTTAAAAAAGAGTTTAGTAAGGACTCTGACTATAAGATGTTTATCCTCGAAAGCTTACCTAGTACTATTAAAAATAGGATTCTTAAATTTAAGGATACTCTAGTTATCTCGAGTCAGGCACCCGCAGTCTCTCCTATTCACCCCCAACTACCAACACAGGAATAATCATGAAAACGATTGAGTATCTTAAAGAGCACGGCCTAGCTAGACTCAAAGAAGAGTTGTTCATAAAGGTCAAAGAATATGATGAAGGTTTGATCGTATTGAACTACGACCAGATATATTCTCCAAAAGCTCACCCTGTTGTCATAGAGTGTCGAGGATTAATCCTGGATAAGGAGTTTAACGTAGTGTCCAGAGCCTTTGACAGATTCTTTAACTACGGGGAACAGCCAGAGACACAGGCACATATCGATTGGGATAAGGCCGTGCTATACGAGAAAGTGGATGGCAGCCTTATTCGTATCTACTGCTGGAAAGGAGTCTGGTATATCGCTACTCGCGGCACAGCTTTTGCCGAGAGCGAGGTTAACGGATTTGATATTAGCTTTAAAGACTTAGTGTTTAAAGCTTTGAATCTACACGACACCTTAGCCTCCCATACTGACGAAGTGTACGCCTCTAAAGAGGATCATTTTCAATATGGATGCAATGAATGTTTACTACCCGATACTACTTATATCTGTGAAATAACAAGCATGGAGAATCGGGTAGTAAAACGTTATGATGACTACACGCTGCATTATCTGGCGGCTCGTAGTAATACTACCTTCGAATACGTAGACGCATCTCGCCCTATGGCTGAGCTAGGTGCTACGCCGATAAAACAATTTTCTTTTAATAATTGGGGTCACTGTAACCAGACCGTCAACGAATTGAAAAACTTGGATGAAGGTTTTTGTCTTTACCAAGACGGCATTCCCGTATGTAAAATCAAGAGTCCTTTATACGTAAAAGTACACTTGATTAAAGGCGAAGGTCTTAATCCTAAGCGTATTGCGGAGTTGGTAGTGCAGGGAGAATACGAGGAATACCTTACGTATTATCCCGAAGATCGCAAATACCTAAATCCCTCAATTGATGCGGAGGTTACTCTGAAAGAGGAGATTGAAAAAGCTTGGTTTACTAATAGAAATTTAGCTACTCAGAAAGAGTACGCAATGGCCGTAAAAGATCATGCGGGTTCAGCAGTTCTGTTTTATCTTCGTAAGAACCCTGAGTATTCAGTGGATCAATCCTGGGCGTGTCAAACTGAGCTTTACAAAGTACGATTGATAATGGAGAGTGTAGAATTATGGAGAATGTAGAATGAAAGCGACCATATGTATAGGGGTTTCTGCATCGGGAAAATCTGTATGGGCTTCGGCCCAGTCTAAGTATACAGGGGCTATCGTAACTAATAGAGATGATCTTAGGTTTTCTCTGACCGGCAGTAAAGGGTGGGGGGATTTTAAGTTTAATAAGCAAATAGAATCTATTGTTACAGATATTCAACGGGCTACAATTACTAGCTGCTCCGTCTTGAAAAAAGATATTATCATAGCGGATACTAATCTTAACGAGAGATTTCGTGAAGAGCTAATAGTATTCCTGCGGAGTAAGGGATTTCAAGTAGAGCTCAAGCCGTTTCACGTCACCTTAGAGGAGGCGTGGAGACGTGATAGTTCTAGGGGTAACGGAGTGGGTCATGATGTAATTTCTCGTCAATACAAGGACTGGCTCAAGTACCTTGGCAGGAAAGTCTACGTACCCGACTTGACTTTACCCAAGGCTGTTATATTTGATATAGATGGGACTTTGGCGCACATGAATGGCCGCAATCCTTTTCAATGGGAGAAGGTCGGTACTGATACGGTGGACGGGCATATTGCCGGACTATTAGACTACTACCAAAAAAAGGGACATAGGATTATCCTTGTAAGTGGCCGGGACTCGGTATGCAAGGAGGAAACCGTATGTTGGTTGTCCAAACATGAACTTACTTACTACGAACTATTCATGCGTCCTGCAGGGGACTCTCGGAAAGACACAATAATCAAGGAAGAAATTTTCTGGGATAGTATCGCCCCTAAATATAACGTCGAAGTAGTATTCGATGATAGACCTTGTGTTGTTCGTATGTGGCAAGAACTCCAGATCCCTAAGGTAATTGCAGTAGGGGATCAGAGCGTTGAATTTTAATCAATAGGAGAATCGAATGAAAGAAGAACAAGTTAGGGCCATATTTCTACTAGCAGGAGTAGAAGTGCGATCCCTGTACGAAATCAAAAATAAGTATTGGCCACCAACCTATGTCGATTTAATAGCTGCGCACCCTTGGTGGCTCGTTAGCACTGATAAAGGTCTGATAGAAATTGGTTGGAGGAAGCGGGTTATAAGTATCGATTGGAAAGATACTGGGGTGACTCTACCGTTGGTAAATCCGAACTCTGCACAACTAGAGCGTTCCGAGATTACCTCGGATGCCACTACTACTTGGCCTACCGGAGTACACGCTTGGACTTATGGTAAAGCTGTAGATTATCTGAAAGTATTATTCAAGGAGATTATTCCTAGAAAAGAATGGTTGGATAGTCAGAAAGAAGCAGTTATAGTAGTAGCATAACTGTAGTGAAGTAACAACCCTCACTACCATTGCGGTAGTGAGTTTTTTACCTATAGAGAAAATTTAAATGAGTACAGTTAATACAAACATATCTATGATGAATCAAGTTTCAATCCCCGCTTTAGCTATGACTAGTAGGGAGATTGCAGAGTTGACGGGCAAGGAGCATCGCAATGTTCTGGCGGATGTGAGGGCTATGCTAGCCGAGTTGGTACTAGGAGAGCTGAGTTTTCAGCAGTCCTACCTTAACGCCCAAAACAAGGAACAACCAATGTATTCCCTTCCAAAGGACTTGACTTTGACGCTAGTCTCAGGGTACAGCATAGTCCTCCGCAAACGAATCATAGATCGTTGGTTAGAATTAGAAACAGTCGTAGCGGCTCCGGTAACTCCTGTACCGGTTATAAACACCCCTATTGCACTTGCCCTATCCCTAGTACCCCTGGCAGTAGCTGCGGCTAATGCTTTTGGTTTTATTGGTAATCAGGGTATCCTCTCTGCTGATAAACTCATCTCGGCACATACAGGACTAAGTCCGCTATCTCTAATGGGTCACACTCACCTGTTAGCAGATCAGCGTGGATTAACCTTTACTCCTACTCAGTTGGGTAAAGATAAAGGCTTATCCGCAATGGTTATTAATAAATTACTAGAAGCTAGCGGTCTACAAATTAAGGTAGACAAGGAATGGGTACCAACTGAGATAGGCCTAAGCCACGCTGAAATGTTAGACACGGGGAAGAACCATTCTAATGGAACTCCTGTAAAACAAATCAAATGGTTTAGTAGTGTGAAGAATACCATTTTTAACTAATACCTAGTATGTTCAATTAATTGATCATTTAATGGTATAAGGATAGTACGAAGAACTAATTAATCTACCAATGGATTGGATAAAATCATGAACAAAATAGTTACGCTTGGAAATGCCGTTGAGATGAACGCAAAATACCCAGATACTTTCGAAGTTCCTTCTGCGGATACTATCTCCGAAGTATCCCTCGGAGAAGACGTAAAGTTGTGCTTCAAGTATGATGGGGATAACCTTCTGCCAAATAGGAATGAAGCAGGTATACAGTGTGACAGTGAACGTATGTGGGTTACCGTTATAAAGAAGGATGGAAACAATTGGGTTGGTACTATCGACAATGACCCTGTAAGTCCACTGCTCAAGTATGGGGAGGAAGTACACTTCCACACAAGTAACATCTACGCTACTCAGTAGGATAGGCGGTACTAAAAGACCAGCTCACCGGTCTTTTTTAGTATTGTCAAGTATTAACTAAACTCTAAAATAGAACTATGATAACTATCCCCCACGGTCAAGATGTCCTACTAACTAGACAAAAACACGAAGCAGACAGAGCCGGTCTTCATTACGATTATAGAATGGTTATTGGAGAGGTTGCCCATAGTTGGGCTACTAAAAAAGAGTTACCTACTGAAGGCAATTCTATTATTCTCTGGGAGCAGCCTATTCATAGCGCAGCCTATGCTTTAACTGAACATTTAGTTATTCCCAAGGGTCAGTACGGGGCAGGTACTACTACCCTAGACTTGGCTATGCGAGGGGCTATCTCTAATCCTGAGAATAGCAAAGACAAGTTTGTACTTACCGTTAGTGGAGGAGATAGATATCTGTTTAAAGAAACACCTGGCTTTGGGCAAGGAGCGTGGCTGTTCCGTGCGTTAGGTAAGGCTAAAGATATTACCCCTACAAAAGAATATAGTATGACTAAAGTAGCACCTAACAAATATCTAGACAAAGTAGCCTCCTTGGTACTAGGAGGCATAGCTACTCACTTAGCCCAAAACGTGGGAACAAAAGTAGCATTAGGAAGTAAGCGGGTATCCAAGTATTTAGCCAATTCATTTTCTGAGGGCGTTCACGGAGTAGTAAATACTAGTCTTAAAGCTAAAGCGGCTAGATTCCTAACAGGCGCAGGATTACCAGACATCGCAATGGCGCATAAGCAAGTTCATGAACTCGGTAGGAAACTGGCACCTGTACTAGGGGTGGCTACTAAGAGACAACAAGTAGGATTACGAATGTTATCTCAAGGACGCATCTCTGATTTTACTAAACGAGATTTTCATAAAGATCCATTACTACAGAAAGCGTATGGCTTAGCATCCGATAAGATGAAGCTTCCAGAAATGAGTTCATTAGGAGCTAATGCAGGCAAAATAGAATCTGTGTTTAAAGATAAGACTCATCCGCTGGCATCCAACATAGTGCATGGTATAAGTAGAGGCAATACTCCTATCGGTAAAAACTTTAAGCCTGGAGCTATGACTGTTAAAAACCCTCTACTAGGAGCAGCAGCTATAGGTGCGGCAGATCCTGCTGCAGGAGTTCTGAGCGGAGTAAAGACTCTTATGTCTAGCAAGTCTTTTAGTGGTACTCGGGTAGGTGGAAAAATAAATCATTTCTTGGAAAATGAATTTGTTAAAAAGCCTATAAGCCAAGGTAGAGAACTATCTCGAATAGGTGGGGTTATAAATAATCTTAAACATAAGGCTTCAGAGTTCCTTATAAGCCCAGTCTCTGCTCAGCTAAAAAGAACATCGGCGGCTATCTCCGATGCTATCAAAACACATTAACGATGTTTATCTATCCAGTCCCAGACTAGTATGCCTAGAGCTAGGACTATGGCTAGTGTTACTCCTAGATGATCTATTAATAGATACATATTTTTACCCTTTAAGATAGTTTGTATACATATCTTATACCAATAAACGGACTAAATCTTGAACAAATATTTAACTAAAATAGCCTACGATTTAAAAGAACATCAGTCTCGTTCAGTAGATAAACTTATGGAAACTGGTGGACTTATTCTTAATCACTCTACCGGCTCTGGTAAAACCTTAACTATCCTGGAGGCTATTAAACGAGTTCAAGAATTAGATCCTAAAGGTAAGAGTAAGCAGTTAGTCATCACCCCCGCCTCCCTGACAACTAATATTCATAAAGAGATGAAGAAGCATGACGTAGGTATTGATCCTTCTAGAGTCGAATCTATTAGCTACGAAAAAGCGGTGAATGATGCTATGAGATTGAGCCACACGCAATATTCCTTAGTGGCACTGGATGAAGCTCATAAATTACGCAATACAGGTACCAAGAGATTTGCCAAGCTCAACAAGCTAATAGACAGGGCCGACTATAAGTTATTGGCCACGGCAACCCCTATCTATAATTCCCCCTCAGATATATCTCCGTTAGTGAACCTTGTATCCGGAGAAAAACTCCTACCTACCAACCGTGGATTATTTGAAGGTAGATACGTCACTGAAGTTAAGTCTCCTAAAAAAGGATTGCTTGGCAGCATGATAACCGGACCTGCCGCACCCAATACCATTCGTATTAAGAACGGGACGGAGCTTAAACAGATACTTCAGATGTACGTGGATAACTATAGTCTAAGAGATGATCCTAGTTCCTCTGAGAGTTTTCCAGGAAGTACTCACCATACCATAGAAACCCACATGTCCCCCGAGCAAGAGAAGGTATATAAGTACTTAGAAGGAAATATACCTTACCTTATCAGGATGAAGATTCGTAATAATTTACCGTTAGATAAAAAAGAGTCGGCAGCATTAAATGCGTTCTCTATGGGCGTAAGGCAGGCCTCTAATTCTATTAAGCCGTACACGCTGCATGATAACGTAGAACGTAGCCCTAAGCTAACCAAGGCTGTTTCTGAATTAGCCAGACATGCAGCTACTACCCCTAACTTTAAAGCTGTAGTATATTCTAACTATTTGAAAGCAGGGTTGGAAGATTACTCGGATGCGTTGATAGATGCTAGGATGGACCATATCGTATATCACGGTGGATTGAATAAGAAACAAAAAGATCAAGCAGTGCTGGATTATAACTCAGGTAAGATTCCCGTATTGCTTATCTCCTCGTCAGGGGCCGAAGGTTTGGATCTTAGAGGAACAAAGCTTATTCAGATTCTAGAACCTCACTTTAACAATTCTAAAATACAACAAGTAACAGGTAGAGGTATTCGATTTAATTCTCATGCACACTTGCCGGAGGAAGAGCGTCACGTAATAGTTCAACATTACCTATCTACGTTTAGTCCTGGTATATTTGGACCTAGCAAAGCTAAGACTATTGATCAGTACCTAAAACAGAATAGTCAAGGCAAAGACTTAGTTGTAGATAAGATAAACGAATTGATAAAGAATAGTGATTAATATGACAAATAAGTATTTAGAGAAAATAGCGGCTCGAGGCTTTCCTTCTAAAAAGCCCTCTACCAATTCTCACTGGTCACCTGAAGAGTTTACTACTCGATTTAAGGAGATGTATAAGCATAGCCTGAAGACTGGCAAGATTAAAGAGAAGGACGCTAAGAGCTATCGTTGGGGAAGTACTATCGGCGTGGCCAATTCCGAAGGTAAGCTGTCTAAAATAATGGTAGCTTCAAAGAATAAAAAAGTTAAGAACTTAGTTCTCACACATAAAGATTACAAAGATCAATAGATTATATGAGCAATAAATACTTAGAGAAAATAGCTTCAGCAGCATCCGATCTACGCGTAATCCTACAAGATCATCACCACGCAGTAGAACAGATTGATGCCCCGATCTTAGAGATGAGAAATAGAATGGATCTATATCACTCTAATCCTTATCAGTATAGTACCGACCCTTCTCACGAGGGTATCTCTGAGCAATTAGAAGCAATGAATGAAGCTGCCAAAGATACTGAAGAGCGTCATCTTCGCCGGGAATTAGGATTGGATGCCAAGCATGATGAGAATGTAATTCACACTGCAAAAGCTATGATGTCATCACACGGAATGGATCCTAGCCTAATAACGGATTCTAAGATTGCCAATAACGTATATAATGAATTGGTGTCTACCCCCTCTGGCGGTTGGAACGGGTATCAGGTATCCAAAAACCTGGGAGTGATTGGGGGTATTGTAGCGGGTGGGTTAGGTGGGGCTTTTGCTTCAGGTAGACATTTCGGTAGAGGCACTGAAATGCTAGGAGCTATAGGGGGTGCAATCGCGGGTGGAGTCGGTAGTCACTACGCTTTGAAAAGTGGGATGGGTCACCTCATTGAAGGTAGAAATACGGAAATTCATGATAAGTATGAAGGTAATATAGAAAATGCTTATGCTACTCTTAATCGTAGGTTGCAGAAGCAGGATTAACTTTGTTTCAACGAGCTAAATACAAGTCAGACTCAGATAGGGATTGGTTTTCAGTCCCTAATCCTGTTGCTACTCTTAAGAGGGACGGGGCTCATTTTTTTCTTTCAATAGACTCCGCTGGAAATCAACACTACTACTCACGTAGAGAGTCAGTTAAAGGGGGGTTTCCAGAACGTACCTCACAGATCCCACACATATCTTCTGTTAAGTTACCTCAATACGCTGGCCATACATATAGTGTAGAGTTAATACATACTGGACATGATAAGAACACCCCTGAGTCTCATCCTAAAGCAAGTGGTATTCTTAATTCTTTGACTCCTAAATCTATTCAGACTCAGCAGGAGACAGGCCCTATTCGCGCAGTATTATTAGATGTTATTAATCCTGCTTTACCAACATATAGAGACAAGTTGCTTCATATGAAAGAATTAGAAAAAGCCGTTGGTAAGCCAGATTATCTATTCATAGACATGCCTGCTATTACTAAGCCTGACATAGTTAAACTTATAGAATCTACCAAGAAGCAGGGACGAGAGGGTGTTATTATAACTTCGTTAACTGAACCTGAACATAATAATCCTCGTATAAAAATTAAGCATATAGACACGTATAACCTAAAAGTAAGTAAAGTTTTACAGGAGTTCGATATATCTGGTAAGCCTAAGAACTCAATGGGTTCTTTAGAAGTAATAGATGCTTCCGGTAGAGTAGTAGCTAATGTTGGGACAGGCTTTAGTAAAGCTGATCGAGAAGGAATTTGGATAGATAAAGAAGAGTGGACAGGTAGACTTATACAAGTTAAAACCTTAGGGTTGCTTAACCCTGATGGTAGACTTAGATCCCCTGTTTTTAACGGCATTGCCGATGGAGAACTAGACAGATTATGAATAGCGAATTTAAACCAGATTTAACTCCTGATCAAATGGAGGCCCTAGGAGTACTAGCCAGTCAGTATTACAATGCCGACCCTAAGACTCACAACTTCTTTAAGGTCGATGCTTCTATGAAGAAGTGGCCTGACGAATGGAAGAAAGAATCCGCCCCGATGGGGTGGTTTGATTGGTATAAGCAATACAGTGCAGGGATACGAAGTGCAGATGATGAAAGACAGATAAAACGTTGGCTAAGTTTTAAGTCTAGACATTTAGCTCAATTACTTAAAGCGGATCCTACTGGAGAAGACTTTAGTATCCAACCCCGTAGAAGACAAGCCCTATTAAACTGGGGAATAGCTCCGGGGCTGGATAAGAATAAATATCTAGATAGGATTAATAAAGTCTAGGTATCAAGGGGTCCTATAATACGACTTTTGGTTTAGCTCAAGGTCTAGTCGGTCGGCGGTGGATAAGGCCTGTGCGAAGAGAACGATGTCGGAGAAGATTGCATTCCCTATACCCCCTAGTGTCCGGCCTACTGTAAGTGCGTTATGCTCTCCAACCCCATTACCTGTCGTATTTGTAGTAACGCCGTTGTAACTGCCTAATGAGGTAACGGTATCGAAAATCTCTGAAATTGTAGCAACTGACCCTGGATTAATTCCGGCCTTAAATGATTTGGGCACTCCGGGCGAGCTACTGTACATTACCAAGTTGCCGGCTCCGTAAAAAAACAAAGGTACATTTATGCCGTTAGCAGTACCAATAAACTCACCAGTATTTGCCAAAAACTGCAACACGCTGCTACGGGTAAATGGCTGAGGCACAACAAAATTCGCTGTTTGCATAAACTGCGACACCCCGTCAGTCCTGTATCCAGGCTTATTGAAGTGGTGAGTATCCCCTAGCGTAACAGGGGCCCCTGCAGTGCGGCAGTAGGTGCGGGCGGTGGAGCCAGTGTTGAGTTGAGCACCCCATATTAAAGCGGAGCCATTTACAACGTAAGGGCCAATGTCACTGAATCCTATGCTGGTGCTCGTTGTAAATGTAAAAATATATCTAACAAGTTCATCAGAAAGAACAAAGGTGGCAGAACCCCTTGACACAAGTCCATCCCACGATTGAAGCCTGAGCGTAGGAGAGCCACTAGACTTTTTTGCGTAAATAGAGAATGTATAGGTCGTGCTCGGCTGGAAGCTAATGGGACTGACATAGATATAGCCATCGTTGCTTGTCCACGTCACCAGGTCGGCAGTCAAAGCCCCATCTGCTCCAAGTCCGGTATTTGGCGTAACTAAAATTCCGCTTCGCTTTCCCCAAGCAGCGTTACTAAAATCTTCGCTCCACGCCAGCAGGTTCTCTGCAACTTTTACCCGTTCGATAGACCCTGCGAACGCGATGCGGGGCTGATTCGCTGTAGCCGCTTGCGTGAGATCCCTTGCATTTCCAGATTGGTCGTACATGCGCGTGACGAAGCCTGAGCCCTTATCAAGTATTGCAGTGGTTGTCGATTTATAAGGGAGCAGGGTAGACCCATCGTTGTAGCGATAAGCAGTGATACGAAACCCCTTAGTAGAATTGGTAGCCCATTTAACTATACCTGTCTGATCTAGATTCTGCCCGGCACAAACCACCGTACCGTGGACTAAATATTGACCCCCTCCAAGGGCTACAACACTTGCACCAGACGCAAACACTCCAGATATCTTGAGTTGCCCATCACTCGCCGCAGAATTATCTCCGAATACGGGTATACTGTTGTCATCCATCTGGACTACTACACCAAAAGAATAGGTGCGTCCGGTTACTGCGAAGAATGCTGTCCGGTAAGCCCACCTATCTGCCCCCGATACGAATTGTAATGATGCGGCAAATCCAGTAATCCCCGTAACAGCATCTGAAATTCCGCTAGTGCTACCGAGCGTGGTTACGTCACCCTCGCTATTGGCACAGAAGTTCTGCCCACTAGTCAGGGGGGTGCTAGTTGTGCGACAGTAATCTAGTGCTACTGGCCCCGTATTAAGTTGAACCCCCCACAAGTACAATCCCGAAAAACCGTCCCCCTCGTAAGATACTTGAGTCCCCCTTAAAGTGAAATACGGGCTGTGCCCATACGAGGTTGGAGTTGCAGTCATGGTACAATAAAACCAACCCCCCTCTACTGGAGTAATAGTGGCGCTAACGCCGGTTGTGGAGACCGTACCTGATAACAGATTATAGTTTGCATTAAAAGTAATACCTCCTGCAACCCCAAGACCTACTATAGACTCTTCCCCTGCTTTTGCAAAGAATGAATAAGTCCCGGTTACATTTGGGGGTATGATATTTCCGACGTTGTATCCACTATAATGGTTAATGGATCCTGCCAGTGCGATTAGTTTATCTGCGGTCCTAGCTCCGTCCGGGGCAACTATGGTATTAGGTAGGAGCGTCGAATTGACTTTTGACCAGATAGGATTACTAAAATCCTCACTCCAGGTAATCAGATTCTCCGCCCCCACATGATTCATGAGCGCATAGACATCCAGATCGCCATTCTCCAGAAATCCAATATCCAATTCGACGTTGGAGTTGTTGCGCACGCGGCATGCCGGACCGCGATAGTCGTCGCGCAAGCGTCGCATGCTGACGGCGAATGCTGTTGGTGCGAAGTTATCTAGAGAAAAACGTCTAGCTACTATAGGCTGTTTTTCAAGTACTACATTACGTAGGGACTGAGGTCTCATTAGTTATTTTCTACGGTTAATTCTACATAGAAGTTTTGAGCACTAATAGGAGTAAAGGAATCCTTAGTTTCTAATATACAGTGTAGGTTACGGGAGTTAGAGCATACAAAGGCTAGTCGGGTAGAAGAGTTTAGTGAGCTGGACGAGGTGGATCCCACCCCTTCTGTGGTACACGCATCGAAGTCTATATGGCCTACGCGAATTAGTCTATTATCCCATAGCTCAGTAAAAGGAAGGTTATCGTTAATAAGACCTGGCGCAGAAGAGTACATATTTAATCGAAATCTAGCCATAAGAGTAGATTGATTACTTACTAACCGGGCTTTAACTATATAGCCTGATCCTGTAAGAGTTCTACCTAAATTTACAAAAGTATTAAGAATAGGCGCAGTAGTAGAGCTTGATACAGTATCCAGAGCTGAATACGCTACCACATCCGCTGGTCGAATTATAGTCAATCCTACTAGAGAAGTATTACCAGACACTCTTCCTAATTGGGAGTCTCCCGGGGCTAACACAAACATCGCATCTGTAGCCGGGGTTATTGCTATGGACTGAGTTGAAATATTGGATCCGACTGGAAATACTACCGGATTAGAACTAGATACAGAAGGGGCAAACCATCCAACTACAGATATCCATCCCCTAGCTACTCCGTCAGAAAAGTCCGTATAATCCAAATCTGCATTAGGTACAGTAACATTGGCTCCCGGAGAGATAGTGTATTGAGTACCGTTATTATCTGTTACAAGTGTATTGTACAAACCGATATTTGTAATTAGAGCCATGTCATGCCTTATAAAGTTAATAGTATTTTAATGCATTTACCAGATCTTAAACTAAGGTACTTTACAAGGGTAACACATGAACAGATATTTGAACAAAATTGCATCAGACGCCGCTATTGCTAAACAATCTTTAAAAGAGGAGGCTAAGGCAGTTATCGACTATAAGGACAGGCTGGGTGAGGCTAAAAATCCCGAACTCAAGAAAGTACTAACCCATGCTCGTAACGAGGAGAAGGACCATGCTAAGGAATTTGCTGATGTGCTTAAGAATGTTGGAGGTAAGGTTGACTAAGTTCAATATCTAAAGTATTCTTGGTATAAGAAAATTATGAGGGTAACTTTAGCCTTCTAAGCTTGCAGTACTTTATAATACTTTGATGAGGATTTTTCGTAGATGGAAAAGCAAACAACGGAAGTGGTAATAGGATTACTTAGTAAGTTACACCCTACTCTAGACTTCTCTAAAGCAGTGTATAAAGGCAACCTTGTACCTGTAGAGGTAACTTGTGATAGTGAAAATCATATTGAGCCTATTACTTTTATGAAAGCCCCTAAAGGTATGAAAAAAGGAGAGGGATGTGTTGAGTGTACCAAAATTAGATTAAGTAGAATGTACTCATTTACCCAGGAAGAATACATCCAGAAATGTGTGGATAAGTTCCAAGATAGATTTGACCTATCCAGAGTTGAGTATAAAGGCAGTAACATTAAGGTAGAGATAGGGTGTACTCCTCATGGTTTCTTTAACATTTTACCATTGAGATTTGCAAACTCCGAATCAGAGGGGTGTCCGAAGTGCTCTAAGGAGGTAGCCGCTAGAAGTATATCTTTAACCACTGAAGAGTTTGTACAACGGGCTAGAGAACGTCACGGTGAGCTTTACACGTATGATAAAACAGTGTATGTCAACAGTACAACTAAGGTCGTAGTTACTTGTGTAGCTCACGGAGATTTTGAGGTAATACCTAGTAATCATCACTTAGGTGCTAAATGCGGTAAATGTGAAAATAATCAAATAAAGACTACTGAAGAGTTTATCGCAGATGCAAGAAAGGTACACGGAGATAAGTACGATTATAGCGGCGTGGCATACTCTGATAACAAAACCAAGGTACTTATAAAGTGTAACACTTGTGACTATGTATTTAATCCTAGGCCCTCCGATCATACACTTCATGAGTCTGGATGCCCTAATTGTGCGGGGACTAAAAAGCTCACAACAGAAGAGTTTATAGAAAATGCAATAGCAATTCATGGGGCTAGGTATGACTATTCTAGGGTAGACTACGTAAATAATAGACAAAAAGTAGAGATACTATGCAAAGTAGGAACACACGGCTCTTTTTTTCAGCAACCCATAGACCACGTATACGATAGAAATGGATGTCCCTCGTGTTCTCATATAGTAAGTAGGGCTCAACTAGAGGTAGAGGAGTTCGTTATTACCCTTGGACTAGAAGTTGTTAGAAATTTTAAATTGGATTCTAAAACAGAAATTGACATATTTATACCAAGTCTACAAATAGGTATAGAGTATAACGGGCTCTATTGGCACTCGGAAGAAAAGCGTGGTAATAACTATCACTCAATTAAGTTGCAGGAGTGTACCTCTAAAGGTATACGACTTATACAGATATTTGAAGACGAGTGGATTAGTAAACAGAACTTACTCAAGTCCAAGTTAATGACTATACTTGGAAAGACCTCTGCTAGAATATTTGCTAGAAAAACTAAAGTAGTACAAGTTTCGTGGGACCAAACTAAATCTTTTATGGAAGGTACTCATATTCAAGGGGCAGGATTCTCTACTAATATAAATGTGGGCTTAGTTTACGAAGACAATATAGTAGCCATCATGACATTTAGTAAGTTAAGATTTGAAAAGGGTACGGATACGGAATTTGAACTTATCAGATTTTCTTCATCAGTAAATGTGGTTGGTGGTTTTAGTAAATTATTAAAATATTTTCTAAATACGCACACGGTTACTAAAATTGTATCTTACTCTGATAAGAGATGGAGTATAGGTAACGTATACGAGAAAAACGGATTTATCTGGGCATCCCAATCAAATCCTGGGTACTTTTGGTGTAAGAGGGGTGTTAGGTATAATAGGGTTATGTTTCAAAAACATAAGCTATCGACCAAACTGAAAGTCTTTGACCCAAACTTATCAGAAGCAGAAAATTGTGTAGCTAATGGATACTACAAAATATTTGACTGTGGGATGGATAAATGGGTAATGAATATACCCCCTAAAGAATAAAAATAAGCCTAGATTAATCTAGGCTTATTTTTTAGGTCTTCAAAATAATAGGGGTATTTTCCTTTATAGTACCTGCTTTTAGTGCGGCCATCACTTCAGCTTCGTTTTTAAACTCAACAGCTTTCTGCTCATGATCAGGCTCAGTCATATACACTGACCCTATAACTGCCTCATGGCCAGGTGCAACCATTGAGTTCCCTAATCCTTTACGAGTGTCATGAATGTGCTGCATTGGAAGAAGTTTAGTTTTAGCCTCGTGTATTGCCTCGGGGGACATTGGTACGAACACAGACAAAGCGTCCCCATCATAGTCGGCAGCCATGAACGGAAGGTGCATTGGATTCATACCGATTGTCTTACCTTTAATAGGTATTGGGTAAAACGCAGTTACATTTGAGGCCATTAGGGTAGGTGCCCTGTTTAGTATGACCGGTATGTGTTTTATAAGCTTACTAAAAGATGCTTGCGCAGTAGGGTTTCTAGCAACGACTGCTTTTTTAGCCTCTACATAATTAAAACCGCTTTTAACCAAGTCTCGTATCGTATGGTACTCATACATTGACCATAGCATATCCACAGGAATAGCTGCTTCATTAAATCCAAGATTAGGCTCTGCGTAAATAGTGCTCCTTCCAGAGAAATCCTGTTTCTTACTAAGCAATTTGCTGTGGAAGAATCCCTGCTTGGGACCTGTATTACCTGCGATCTGCCTAATAATACCTTTCTTACCAACGGCTCTGCTTCCACTATTGATGGATTCTCCTAGACCAAAAATAGCTTTAGCACCGTCATATAGGGACTTCCGCTCCATAATTAACTGACTAGGACCAAGCTCCTTTAAAGGCTCTTTAGAGGCTTCATTAACAAGCATGTGCTCTTTGTATAGAAAGTTAACGTCGCTGTACTCTATCTTATTGTTACCAGTGGAAGACACTGGTCTAAAGATAGGTGGTAACACGGGCATGTTATTTATGATATAGGCTTCTTGAGGTTTAAGCCCTGCTTTTTGAATACCTTGAAGGTATTTCAATCGTTTAATCATATCGTCTTTTCTACTAGGGCTACTCACAGTAGGTATCTCTGCTTTAAGTCCCTCGAATTGAGCTTTTACGTTTACTGCGGATAATAATGCGTGAAAAGCAGGTCCACCGACTTTGAAGTCTTCGGAATCAGGATCTGCGTCTTTGTGTTGTATTTTTGGGAGTCTAGTAGCCATGTGTTATTTTAACAGACTACAAACATATACTTATTTGAGGAATAGTTTTTTTAGAGTAAGGAGTGTTCAAGCTGATTATTTCTACGTAAAAACTATTAAGCACACTCCCCTTAGAACTAGGTAGAACAACAGACTCTGAGTGTATTTCAGAAATGTAACTTATTATATTGGTACTAGTTAATAAGGATTCAGCATATACATGGGATAGCCTTGATTCAGTAGCATCCCCCAGAGTTAAAGTTTCAGAAGATAATCCCGCTAAAAAGACGCTACTCATTAGGAGCTCGTAATAACGCCTACTTCTACCGTGGATAAACTAGAAGTAGTCCAAGGTAGTCCATTGGCAGGATTAATTTCCTGTATAAATCTATACTGACTTTTAGAAGTAGACAAAGGCATGCTGGGACTATCTACTATTTCCGATCCAGATTTAATACTGTTACGTATAGCCATAGAGCCGGACTCTCCTCGGTACGCTACGCTGGTAATTTGAATACCTTTTATAGATCCTGGTAGACTTGGCAAAGCAGATATCTTGAATAGCTCCCTGTCCCCTAATAGACTGGAGGTTAAATACGTGGTAGGCACAATATTATTATTAGATACTAAAGACCAGTGAGGATCACCATTCGGGGCGGTGTACTGATTTACAGAACCGTTACCTACTACCGGACGGTAGTCTACTCGTATGTCTCCTAGAAAGTCGTTACTGGCAGGACCCAATCCATTGCATATATATAGGTCACATATACTTCCTGAATTAGGTCCTAGGAAATTTCTAGAAGCAACATCGTACTTTACTACCGTTATGTACCCTGCATCTGTGTAGTTTTGAGTTCTAATATTTAAAAATTCTAGTACAACAACATTATCTACTTTTACAGTAATACTGCCAGCGGTCATACCTACTTTAACTTTTACCTCCAAATACGCGTACACTCCGGATTTTATTAAGTTCGGCAAAGAGGTTAGACTCGGTACTACCGATATAAAAGGATTAGACGCCCCGTTGGCCCGGATCGATCCATCAGCCAGCACCTCTACGGATGCTTGAAGATTAGATCCTTCTAATGCTTGAAAAACTGCACTTTGAGTTAAAGACCCTCTATTAAATATCCCAAATCCCGTAATTATAATGGCAGACTGAACTTCTAAGTTTTTAGTTAATGCACTTCCGGGATATGTGCAAACTATAGCGTTGTTATTACGTCTACCAGCAGTACTAGAAATATTCCAGTATGTAGGAGTGGCGGAGGAACTCCATTTATTAAAAATTTCGGAGCTAGGGTAGAAAAAACTATCACAAAATAACAACATTATCTAGTACCTTCTAAGGTTATACTTACATCAGATATTAAGGAGTCTTCTTTTATACTGGATAATATAGATAAAGTATCTCCTGAATTTAAAATTAACTCTGGGGAAGTGGTTGTCCAACTTGCGGAATTTATACTAAAAGATATATCCCCTACTTCTACACTGTTCTTAAGTATGCCTAGTCTGTAATTACCAGAAGGATTAACTCCACAAGTAACGACGCTTGATACTAAGTTTACAGGAAAGATTACATTTCTAGATATAGCCAATTTAGTTATGACGGTACTAGTAGCCAAGGTTCCTGGGTAAAAAATAGAGACTATAAAAGGTAAGGGTCTCATCTGCTCACTTCCATGTATAAGAATCCACGAATCACCCGTGGACCTAAGCCATACGTCTGAGTATGGGATATTGAGGGCCAGTTGTAAGTTAGGTAAGTTTCCGCATAAACAATTAATTATAACGGTATTACTGGTCAAATCTATTTTGCGTATGTAAAATTCTCTACCTATAAAAAGGGAAGCATTTGGTAGAGACACTATTCGGTTACCCCCTGACGCGTCAACCGGTATAACCCCCACTCTTGCATTAAAAGTACTAAGAAGGTTAATGTCATGGGTATTGCGAGCAGATAATTGTTTAAAAACCGTATCTGGAAACATTGTCAAGTTAACTTATAAAATATATATTTAACCTATATTAACTTGACAATTAGGGTAATCAATGCTTAATACTTACGTATCTATTAAGTATTGATCTATATCAATACCTCTCAAACTAACTCCATATCTTCAGCCTCTTCCACATCTGAAACGTAATCATCATGGGCTACATTGTTGGCGTGAACGTCTATAGACCTGACGTACTTTCCCGTAGAGCTATCATGTATATGAAATAATCCGTTCTTTTGATGAACAATGCCTAGTGCACCTGAGGATAGCCCTTCAAACTCACTAGTCTTGAGTCCTAGCAGACTTTTAACAGGTCTCTCAAAGGTGGGATTAACTATGGACTCTGCAAGCTTGTAGTGGGTCCACTTAGTACCCTTTACCCCTCCCGTCAATGCGGTATCAAACATGCCTCCTTTTTCTGGCTCTAAATTTTTAGCGTTTAACTGCAAGGGCTCTTTTAACATTCCGTTAGATTGTAGAAGAATATCCTTATCCGTTAAAGGGGATGCTATAATACTTCCATTAGTTATAGAGGTTTTAACGCCTGACGCAGTTAAGTAATTAAAAAATTTAGTTGTAGCTAAGGTCTGTTTAGGTTTCGGCAAAGATTGTCCAGTTAAGAATTTAGCCCAATACTCTGAGTTATTTTCTGATTTTAGAGTGGCTATCTCTTTCAAGTTCTTACGGGCGTCAGATCCCAGTAGTCCTAACATCTCCATATACCCTACTGATTTAGATCCCTCCTCCCCTCCTTTTGTAGGTTGCCCGTTATTGTCGTAACCCCCGGTATTTCTAGCTGAATAGTTTTGATCCGAGGTTTTATACAGTTTGACGAAGTACTGTGGTCCTGTCAAAATTTTACCCAAGTCTTTTTTAGTCAAAGGGTCTACAAACATCTCGGAGTCCTCCAGTCCATGAGACTTTAATTCATCATGTAGATCTTTAATATTGGAAGACTTGGAGAAATTATGAATGAAGTACGGCTTTCCAGTTTTTACAGCTATCTTACTAGCTACAGTTTCCATTAATTGACCTAGATTAATACGTGAGGTAACCGATGCTGGGTTAATTAGAATATCCGCAGGTTTACCCGAGTTTTTATTATAGGGCATCTGATTATCCGGCAGTATCAAGGACACAATACCTTTATTTCCGTGCATACCAGTAAGCTTATCCCCTACTTCTAATTCCTTTACGGAACGCATAAGTATACGAATAGATTTACCTTCGGTGTGAGCGTCTACTACTACGCCCGACTCCTCGTGCAGCCAGAGCTCCGTAGAGGTCTTGTAGGGCTGTACTAGGTTCTTATGTAGTCTACCCAGCATCTTATCCTCCGGAGAAGGCTCACGCTTCTCTAGGGCTATATAAACAGGGTCCCCGTGCATGAATACGCTGCCGACATGAGGTAGTCCTCGATCATCCAGTTTCTCTAATTGATCCTTAGTAAATTTACCTGGAAAATATCTAGCTACTAAAGATTTTTTTAGAACGGTAGTAGGCTGAACATCATAGTCTACTTTGTAAGCATGATGGCTAGATAACCCTTTAGAACAAGTTTCGCTTATTACCAATCCATCTTCGTGGTTATAACCCTTGTAAGGCATATACGCTACTTCTAGGTTTTTCCCTAATGCTAAAGCACCGTTCTTAGTATAGTTATTATCTACTAATACTTGTCCGGCTCTAACCTTATCCCCTACTTTAAATAGAGCCGTCTCGTCATTATAAAAACCTTTCATGTTAAAAGGTAGATTTTTAACCAAAGACATACTATGCACGGCACCGTCTTTATCTTTTACAGAAATAGAGTGTGCGTTAGAATGATGGACTACTCCCGATACGGGGCTAGTTGTTTGAGAAATAACTGATCCAAGTGATCTGACAAAAGATACCCCTTCACCATTAACAGTTTGAACTAATGGTTCCTCTCGGTGCACCAAGGATAGTGCTTGAGGAATAGCCTTACCCGCCATAGTTAACCTACCCGGATGATTACTATTTAAAAATGGTACTAAGTTAGTAGTGATAGTGTAGATATCCACCGCATCAGCTACCCAGTAGTCAACTTTACTCCTATCTGCATCCCCTAATACGCCTTTATTCTGAACCTGTACTATTTTTTTACCATCCTGATTAGGAAACCCTATAACTGAAGTCATAAGTTCAGGTACTGATAGAAAAACTACTTTACCTGTCTTATCTTTTACTCTGGAGTAAAGATTGCCGGACTTATCTCTATGGGCCGAAATAGCGAAGCGAGTATCAATACCTGCGTGGCTACTTTCAGGAGTACGTGAAGGATCTATAATGCCTAGGTGGGACGGATCAATGTCACGAGCTGCTGCAGGTACTCCTCGCTCTGAACTAATACCTCCCTCTAATCCTCCTAAGATAGTTACCTTACCAACGTTCTCTAGGGACTCGATTGGATTAGTTTCACTTGGAGTCGATACCAAGTTCGATTCTAGGATATAGCTGGAGAACACTCGGTTATAAGGTTTACTAATAATAGTATTTTTAATACGAATAGGTGACCCGCTCTTCTCGGCTTTTTCGATAGAGTAAGTAATACGATTTTTTAGGGTACTAGTAAGTAACTTTTCTTTACGAAATCTAGTCTCTAGAAAATCTGGTAGATTTTGCACCTTTTTAAATTGTAGACTATCACGATTATCTTCTTCTCGTTTTTTAGAGTGAACATCTACTAGATTTCTTAAAGAGCGTAGTAAAGTTTCATGAGTAACTGTAGCCAAAGCCTTGCCTAGTGTAACCGTAGTAGTGGCAACATCCAGTTTAGAATTCTCCAAGGCAGCACGCAATGCCAGTATCTTATCGTCCTCAGTAGCTGCTGGATCTTTTTTAAATACCAGCTTTTGATACAGGCTACTAACTACCTTAGACTCCTTACCTATCGCTGCCTTTAGGTTTTCAGTCCATACTTCTCCGGGAATATAGCTACTAATTTCCTGAGCTGAAATTGAGAAAACACGACTCATTAAAGGGGCTAATAGAATACGAGAGGACCCTACCTCTAGAAAAAACAGACTAGTTTGAGGATCCAGTGTTACGGCAAAAGAACTACCTGAAGCGGTATTAAAGTGAGCCTCTAATTCCCCAGTCTCCCGGTGACGGGTGTACACCCCTGGTCGTAGCTGAAGTTGGTTGGCTGCGCTATAACCGTTTCCTTTGTAGATCATAGTATGCTTTCCCGTAAGGGCAAAGGCGTCCATGAGAGGAAAATCTCGTTGAGAGTCTACTACCTTACCGGTAGTATTATCCGTCAATGTCAAAGTACCCTTGATTGGATAAGTCAGAGACTTAGAGGATAGAATAGCCTCTTTTTCGTCCGCATGAGTAAATTCTCTCTTTTCAGTTTTTAAGTCGGATATGCTTAAAGTAAAACGTTTATTAGGAGTCTCTATGGGGAACTGAGAAATGATACCGTTCATTAGGGCCACGTCAATATCATCGGATATCTTCTTAGGGCTGGAGAAAATGGCTTGTAATTCGTTAGCTTGACGTGGCATAGTTTACTTTAAGTTAATGTGTATCTTTAAATTCTTGTTATCTAGTTTAGCCCTAGAGAGGGGTGATAGGCGTACGTTCTAGGTAAGTAACTAGCATCATATATTTATCCATAAAAGTCCACCCTGTTTTATTTAGAATAACAATTTGCTCACCCTTCAGACCCTTAGTCTCCAGTAACTCCAACATAGTGATCCCTTCTAGATCATCTACGTCTACTTTTAGATATTTCACTCGATACTTAAGAGGGTCAAAGCTATCTGAGGTTACTCCTCCTGATCCAAAACCAGGTATAGATATAGTTTCTATCTTTACCGGGTTAGATGCTTGAGCCATAGATAATGCTGAATTGTTTGAGTTTTCTGCTGCCATGATTAATCCTTTTTAGGTGGGGTAGGCTTGTTTCCGGATACAGGCTTGGCCTTGTCAGGGGTACCTTGAGTAGGTTTACTCTTACCTGCTTCTGGAGTACCTGTTGAGGAAGTTTCTCCAGAAGAAGTAGAAGTTCCATTAGGTGTCCCCTCCTCTTGTGCTTGGGCTTGACCCGCAAACTCTTCTAGTAATGCAAATACCAATAGGTACTGAGGGTAATCTGTTACTTTTAACTGTCCCAGTATTTGAGTTTGAACCATAGGATCTTCTTGGTATAGTTGCTGTGCAATACCTTGAGCCTTAGCCAAACTTGTACGGTAATCGGAATCCTTATCAAATCTATCTGTAACTTCCCTAGATGCTAGAAACACGGCTTGCTCAACGGCAAATTTCATCTTAACTTCGTGTACGGCTTTACTAATGGCATCTTTATGTATCTTCTCTAATTCATCCTCGTAATCCATACCAAAGGCCTCATTTAAAGTGGACTCTGATGCCCGACCCTCCGCCACCATCGCTATTAACATTTGTTGAAGAGCTTGATCATCCGTTAGTTTAAAGGGTACTAATCCAACTTTACAATACTCGATACCTAAGTAATTACTAACATGCATCATGGCCCAATTAACAAAGTCCATCATTTGGGTAGTGTAGGTTTCCATAGTATTCTGTAGCAAACGTAGACCTACGGTAGAACTCTGCCAGTTAGTAACTCCTGATAACAATTCTCGGGATACCCCTAGACTTAGTAAAATTGACTCTTCCGCTTGCTGGATCTCCTGAGATACGAGTAAACTTTTACCCTCTCCACTAATAGCCTGATAACCGATAGGTACTGGAGCGATCAATACGTGGTTCTTATCTTTTTTATGTTTCTCTAGTGCAGTAGTCATATTCCCGACGAAGTTGCGCATGGATATAGATACTACCGGGTCAGCATTACCGGTCTGAGCAGTAGGAAACACAACCCTCATTGGGTTCATAAACTCTGTAGCGATAGCCTCATTAGCTTTACGTAAAGTAGCTTGGTAATATACTAATGAATACAGGGAGATCAAGGGCGGTACGGCAATACCATTTACGTTATGCCCCGCAGAAATATTCTTCAGATGAAAAATATGACTAGGATCAAATTTAAAGTCCTGATTATTTTTAATGGCCTCTATCAATCCCCAAGGTACCGAGTTAACGAATAGCTTATCTCCCGTCTGTACTTTACGTTTTACATCGTTGGGTATCTTATAGTAGTGCTCAGATTCCCCGGTAATAGGATTATGATTTACAGAGATGTGAGTAGGATCCCATTTGATCAAATTCATATCGGCTACGTTAACCGACTTAGCATCATGACGAGTGAGTGGGCCGGTGCTTCCACAAGCTGCACAGGTACCTACAAACTCAAAGTTTTTAAATGTGGTAAAACTGGCGTTCTTGGCAGGGTACGCGGTCTTACAAGATTTACAGATAAGGGACCTTACTATAGGGAAGTATATGGATACGAATACGTTTCCTACTGTGTAATATTCAAATCCTATATCATAGCAAGCTTGCTTTAATTTAAAGCTTCGGAACACTTCGTTATACTTATCCTTAGTTCTCTCCGATTTAGTAGATATTGTAAATTCAGTAATAGGATAAGTAGATAACTTACGAATAACCTCCGTGGTAACGGGGGACTGCATAGTAATGTACCGAGACCATCGAATGATATCGTGAAGATTACGTGGTATAAATTGATTCGCAACAGTGAAGAATGGACTAGGAGTAGATCCACTAGACTTATTTGCTGAGCTCATTCCTGCTCCGGACGTTCCCGGGATAGGTGGTGGTTGGTAATTACTATCCATGTGTTATTATCTTTTCCAAAGTTGATATTTCCTATTTTACCATTAAGTCATTATAAGAGTCAAGTTATAATTACCTAGAAGTATTAAGTAAAAACTCAATTATTTGATGATTTATTGGTATAAGTATAGTACAAAGAAACATGTTCTTATACCCTACTAAAACATTTCACGTAGAAATACGTGGTCTCGTACCGTACTTAACTGGAGAATTAAAATGAACAAAGATAAAAATGGCGATGTTTCGGAAGTTCAAACCCCTAAGACTTCCATGGAACTGGCTATGGAAGAAGCTACGGCAGCTATCGAATCCGGAGTTAGCGGCCCGGATCTGCTCAAGATGGTTGTGGAACGCGGGGAGTCTTTGGCCGCAGAAGCTTCAGAGAAAAAGAAGGCTACCTCCAAGCCCAAGACAGCCGCCGCTGTCAAAGCTCCGGAAGGAGAGCAAGCCGTGGTAGAAGTTCAACCTGCTCCTGCTCCTGCTCCTGCTCCTGCTCCTGCTCCTGCTCCTGCTCCTGCTCCTGCTCCTGCTCCTGCTCCTGCTCCTGCTCCTGCTCCTGCTCCTGCTCCTGCTCCTGCTCCTGCTCCTGCTCCTAACTCCGACCTGGATGAGATGAGAAGGCTGTATCAATACACGAGGGAGCTCGCTAGCGCTGCGGAAAAGTCCGCAGCAAGGTCAGAAGAATCGGCCAACAAGGCCAGTAC